CACACTGCACACACTGCACACACTGCACACACTGCACACACTGCACACACTGCACCATGCCGCCACATAGCGCCACCTCATATAGCGCCCTCTCACGTGCCCCTCACTCACTCCCTCACTCTCATAGTGTGTTGCACATCACGCTCTCATAACTTGACTCTGGTCAATGTCCCGCGTAAAGTATTAATTGTCAGGTCGAGAGGCCCGAGGGAAAAGCGAATAGGTCTCTGGGAGACAACGAGGGCGCCCGCTTCTGGGAGCTTTTGAGGGTACCAATACCGGAAACAACCGTGAGGGACAGCGAAAACCAGAGCATCGCAAACCGTAGGGGCCTTGCAGGTCTGGAGCATGAAGCGTTGTTTGACAAACGAATAGAGTAAGGCATTAGAACAAAAAGGCCGCCCGTAAGAAAAAGGGCAGCTGGTAGGCCGGGCCGATTTAGGCGGCGATTTCTGAGTTCGATTCTCAGACCGGTCACGAGGCGGGGCATTCACCGTCTAGCCGAAACAAAGAAGGAGCATCTAATGTCGGAAACAATTCGAGCCATCCTACTGCTGCATCACGACGAAAACATGGGGACCTCAGAGGTTTCTATCCACTCTGAAGATGGAACGGTAGAGGCGTTCCAGGAATACTACGAGGCACCGCCGAAAGATTACGGCGACGACCTCGAGGCGTGGGCCAAATATTCCCAGCACTTGAGGGCTAAGGTCGTCAAAGACTTCACAGGGAAAAAGGTAGGCCAATGCCGAATAGTAGAAGTGGAACCCAGCTATATGGGTGGCGATGATTACGAGGCATTCACTGCACAAATCATTTGGGAGGGCTAAGAGCAATGAACACCATTCTGAAAGCATTCAACGAGAAGTACGCGGGAAAGAAAGTACTTGCCGCGTTCCAGACCCGGTATAACAGCCGGTAATAGAAAATGACACCGCACATAATCACCAATAATGCGGTAGCCCGGTCTTGGTAGACACAGCTAGGGTTCGATTCTCTAGCCGGGCACGAGAATCCTAATCGGGATTCGCACACCTAACAACAAAGAAATGGGGGTGCCGATTGTGGCACAGGCAACCGTAGATTTCCGCAAGGCATTGGCCGGGCTTACTACTGAGGAAATCGCAGAGAAGGCAAAAGAGGCCCGGCTCGTAGCTATCGTGAGCGTTCGGCTATACGACAATACCGAATATGCAACGCAGACTGAGACCCTTGACGGGAACCTTGTTCACCACATGGACCTTTTCTACAAGTCAATCTGTGGCAAGGGGTGGAGCGAAATCATGGGCGCACGCTACAACGAAAAGTTTTACCGTTGGACGGTAACCCACGGGATAGGTTACTACTGGATGGACTCAATCTTAGGTGGTAATGGAGATGGAACCGTTATCAACGCCCTAAAAGAAGCCGGTATCGTCATCTACTAGGAGAAAGGCACGAGTAGGAAATGATGGCACTTATCAGAATCGCTATCGCACTTATCATCTGCGGGGGTAGCCTCTACACCCTGGCAAACGCACAAGCATCCACGCCGGGCTTTCTGGTCTTTGGTGCATGGATACTAGCCGCCGTTAGCGGGGCATGGGCAATCGTGGAAATCGCACGTATCGGAACGGGGGGCTAATCATGATAAGACACCTCGCAGCCCTAGCCGGGCTAGTCATCATCTGGGCAGCCCTGTTCGGTACCGTCGCCATCACATGGGCGCGGGAAACGTTCATAGTAGAGGCCGCTACGAAAGGAGGAATCGCTCTAGTCGTTGGGCTTATCGTCTGCATCCCTTGCCTACAGTGGGTAGCAGATAGGAAATAGGATGTAGGCGGCCCGGTCTTGGTAGACACGCGGGGGTTCGATTCCCCCGCCGGGTGCGGCCCGTTAGGGTTGGATTAGAAGGCTCCAATAGGTCGGGAATGTGAGAGGTTCCCGACCACACAAAAGTAAAGGACACATCGAAATGAAACAGGCATTGAGAGACTTAGCAACCATAGCGTTCATATGGACATTCGCCATCATTGGCGGGCTGTGCGTTTGGCTATCGTCGTCGGGAATCCCGTCAGTGGTAATGGGGGCGTTCCTCCCACTTGCCGCCCTTATTGTTGGGCTTATGACACAGGCCGTTCATCAGGTATTCGCACGCTAGGGGTTATACATGGCTATCAAATACGTTGAACCGGTGTACAAGGTGGCGGAAAAGCCTCGTACTCTCTGGGAGGGTGGCGTACCTAGCGGCGTTGAGCGAGCGCTAGGGGCAGTAATACTCTTCACGGTCACTCAGGATAAAGACGGCTGGGGAAACCTTGAGGAGTACAAATACCTTAGTGCGGTGTTCAATCCAGGCCGGGCAAAAGAAACGGTCATGCGAAACGTCGTGCCGCGAATTATCTACCAGCACCCAAAACTGAAAGGTGCTGAGCATATGGCGTACATTTGCCCTGTCACCTCAGAAGATGGCGCTGGCTATCTGGTCGGCTATGTGGTCGCCTGGAACAAAGAAGACGCGCTTACTGTGGCTGGTTACCTAGCTGGTGCTGCGGTCTAGAACATACACCAAACAAAGAGAAGGATTAGAACAATGGAACTGAAAATAGCATATGTCGAGCCAAACACCGATACCGCTGTGAAGGGCGTGAAGTTCACGAGGGAGTTGCCAGACGGGCGTCGTTTAGATATTACTACCCGGCCCATCAACCCCGGCTACGGCGACCTGCCACCTGAGGTTAAAGACGCGTTCGAGTCGATACTCTTTGACGTTCCTACCACGTTGGATGAGAATCCGCCCCTATCCCGCGCTTTGTATGCATTAGATAAGGAACCTGACTCCGAGGAAGCAAAACGTAAACTTCTATGTTGGGTCGCCCGCAAGATTATCGCCCGGTGCCCTGAGCTATTAGAAGACGGGTGCACGGCATATGTTTGCCCCGTCTTCTCAGATGAAGGGGTGGGGTTCAGCCGCGGCTATGTCGTTGGAACGGATGAAGCGGACACGCGAATCGTTGCAGAGTTCCTAGCCGGGGGTCGTGTGGAAATCTACCTAGACCTGTGCGAGTCGAACGGTGAGCTGCTGGGAGGTGAACTGCTGGGAGACCTCAGCTATGCGGACGTCGTATGCGACACAGATGCCTACCGCCGGGTAATAGAGGGCGAAACGTTCGCCTTGGCTATGGAAACCCATCTAGGTATCGAAGACCTCGAACCGCAAGACCTTGAGTATCCAGGTGCGGAACTGCTAGAGACATTCACTAAGTTGGCGTAAGCCGGTAGCCCGGCCCCGGCGGGCACGGAAAATACATATCACCATCAGAAAGGTAGGGGGTCAGATGATACCCGCTCTGAAACTTTTGAAATGCCTAGCCTACGTATTCGCCACATCTGTTGTGGCGATGGTATTAGCCCTCTTCTATGGGTTGATACCGATAACCATATTGGACGCGAAAAGCCTAGTACCAGCCTTTACGGTTTTCTACCAGGTCACGGGCGTTGTAGCCGCCACAACCGTACTACCAACGCTAGGCTTCTTCACACTGAAAAGCTATGTAGATGACATTACCAAGCAGGGTTAAAGAGAAAGGACACGGAATGCAGTACATGTTTGAGCCACAGAAGGAACTTCTCACGTGGGTGAAGAAGGGCGATAAGAACTTTTACAACGAGGCGCTGGCCGGGGTGAAACTTGATCAGCTTCCACACCCGGAACACCGCGCCATCATGATACGGATGCCCTCTGACAGTGAAAACCCCAGTAGGGTGTGGGTAGCGGTAGCTATTGAGCCGATCATTACGGCTATCGGCCACGCGCTAGGGGTGTGGGGGCCTGAGGGCTTAACCGGGCAAGCGGGCGTGAAGCGCCTGGCAAGCCATAAAAAGTACGTCTACCAGCTACCACCGAAAGCAGATGGGAGGCCGGCGCTCTGGGAAAGCAAAGAGTACGTGTACTCGGTACCGCTCCATAATGAGGGCGCTCACGCGGTACTTGCGGACATACTGGGGGTCGGGCTTATGCGGGCAGGTACCCTGGCCGCCGAAATCAAGGCGAGCCTGGGCATTGAATTTCACTGCTACGCACCGGACGGTACGCAATGGTTAGCATAAATCCCCATTGGCAGCCTGGCGGAAAACAAGAACTAACACCAAAGACGCTATTGAAAGGTGAAGAGGTGAAGCGGTGAAACTGCCTAAGATGCAAGACCCGTACCTATCCAGTAAAGAGGTCAATCTAGTGTTCAACCTGCCAGCGGTGGTGGGCAATTTCCTCAAGGTGTGGAAGCCCGTCGAGGAAATCAGCGAGGCTTTCCGGTACCTGGTAGAGGAAGAGCACCAAACCGGGCGGGCTTTTGAGCTGTTGAACATCAAACACCCGCGCAACGTGCCGGACTTTCTGTATGAGTACTCGCGCCGGGAACAGGCAGAGTGGATTCTAGAGCTGAGTTCCTACCCGCCCCTCGGCCCGGAAATGCGCCGGTTCGAGAGCCTGGTAATTATCGCGGGGCAAATACAGACGTTCCTAGATGCGCTTGACCTGCCACACATGGGAGAAAATTTCAAAACGGGGGTTGCGCTTTGGCTCTTATCCAAACCAGTGAGGGAATTGCGAAGTGAAACATTGAAGTACCTATGCGGACTGGCGGGCTTTGAGATGGTCGAGAGGGCGCGCGGAAGGCTAAGCGAAAGGGTGGAAGACAATGACACCGAAATCGTCTGCGTTATAACGCAGCTGTATGCACTGCTGAAAAATCCTGGTGGTGTGCACCCGGCGGTTCTGGGGGCGCGTGGTGCGCTCATGGCGCACAACTACGCCTTGATACGTGAAGCCCGCGACATAGTGCTACCTGGATGGGGTGAAGGCCGTGAAGACTAAAGAAATCTGGGCCAAGTACTCGATCGTTTGTCTCGGCTGCGCGGCGGTGGTACTCATCGGTGCTCTAGCCGGGCTTTCGGGGGTGTGGATGAAGATATTGTGCCTAGTGTCAGTAGCTTTCTCTGTTGCTGCCCTGGCGCTGGCGGTGTTAGCGGTACTGATACTGGTGGTTGAAGTAGGGGACTGGTGGCGCAACCGGGGAAGTAGGGTACCAGGAACCTACAGGTACACGGATGAGAACGGCACCCGGTACGAAGACTAAAGAGAGGAACAGAATGAGCTGGAAATATCAGCCGAGCGAAACAGTATGGGCACTGGTGTCTGATGCGGACACGCTGTATGGCGGTAACGTCTGGTTCCAGACGGTAGAGCGTGGGGATGTGTATGCAGTGCAGTGCTACTTCGATTCTCTGCACTGGTTCACGTTCCGCTTCCACTCCGAGCGGGCGGGGCTAGCCGCCGTCTATGGAACGTACGGTATCGAGTGGGAGCCATGGGGTGAAGAATACATCTTCAAGTACGCCGACGAAATCTCAGGCGGGTTTTTAGGATACACCTACATCGCCCCAACACTCGGGGTGGAGAACTCGCGGGCCGACTACGCTATAGCCAAGTTCCTGCGGAATCATCTCAAGCTGGTGCGAGAGCGCCCGGTGCAGAAGTACAAGCTGCGCGCGGAGGGTGACATGTGGCGTGTCGTGCCGCTGGCGCACACCCTGCGGGATGAAGGCGGGCTTGTGGACGGGCCGGGCGTACTACCCCATGACGGGTGTGCTTGGGTTGGCGGCTCTTGCCGGGTGAGCGGGGTAAAGCTGGGGCCCTCCGCAGAGGTAATGTACAGCTCCGTGATAACCGGGACTCAGGAAGAGTTCAGGGAGTCCGAACAAATCTGGATTAACGGCGACGTGTTCGAGAGCCAACTAAACCTAGAGTCCTGCTCTGAGATTGGAGCCGACACGTATGTGCACCGTAGCCGCATGGATGGTCGGGTCACCTTAGAGCGCGGGGCGCGGGTTTTCGACTCACAGGTTACCGGGCATAAGCGGTTCTTTACAACCATCCCCGCCGGGGTAAGTGTCGAGAACGCGAACCTGCGCGCCGGGGATATGGGCCGGTTGCCCTTCATCCAGGTTAGCAACGTGGGGTGTGGCAGCGGTGAGAGCCTGTCGGTCTGGTATGACGATATACGCGGGGAGGTCTGCGTGCGGCACGGAACCTTCAATGGCTCCGCTGTGGGCTTCCTGGAAAAGACCAAGAAAGAATACGAAACGTTCAAACGCTACCGGGCGCGGGCGCACGAGTCCGATGCATCGGAACTCATGATGTACCAAGACCTCGTGCCGTGCTTAGCGGCGGCAGTGATGGACATCAAGAACGAAGGAGAAAGGGAGAAAGACAATGGGAACGCGGAAGCGTAAGACCGAGCTTGCCGAGGTGCAGCGGCGTGGGTTCGAGGCCGGGCGGCCCTTCCACTACGGGGAGTTCTGGCAAGCCTGTGGCAAGGCCGGGCCGGAAAACCAGTACACCGGCGTGTACGCACGCCGGGAGAAAGGCAAGCGCTGGGGCGAAATCGTGGTGCAGTGGGACGGGAATGAAACCCATATCGGCACCTTCGAGCGCGTCAAAGGCAAGGACGGTGAGCCGGTATGGATGGGCCGGTTAGAACTCACCGGCGAATGGTCGCGCTTGCCACGGTCGGCGCGTATCGACGAAGCACACATCCACGATGAGAACGAAGACCTCGTGCGGGATTACCTCGTAAATAGGTCGGTGGAATACTTCGCATTCCACGGGCGGCCAGAGACCAGGTACACCACCACCGGGACAGTGCACAGCAATGGGGTGCTAGAGGTAGTGCCCCTCGTACAAGACTCGGGGGGCGGCTTTGATACCCGGTTCGTGACAAACCTGAGCGAGATTGACGGATTCAACCCCAACGTGAGTACGCTGCCTATCCTTGAGCCGGGCTCTGAGATGAGCCGGTCTGTGGTGGGCTCTCATGTGGTGGTGGGCGAAATGTCCACCGTCGAGTGCAGCACTCTCGGTAAGGGGTGTGTGGTGAACGGGAACGTGCATGACAGCTACCTAGGAAACCACGTATGGGTCGAGAACAACGCCAAACTATCCCACGCCTTCATCGGGGATAAGGTGCGCATCGGTCGCAGCACGTGGATTACTGGTACTGCTGAAGAGAAGGCAGAGATTAATGCCCCTGAGGTTCACATCCCCGCCGGGTCGGAAATCTCCGGTGGTGAGGATGGGGTAAACTACCTCGTGCTCGGGCCGATTGGAGGTTCCTCCTTGACAGCTGTGGAGAACGTGGACGGGTCGTGCACCATCAAGTACGGGCCACAGCAGTTCTCCCTAAAGGTGTTGATTCGGGCTCTTCATTCCTCTGACAAGAAGAAATACCACGCCGAGGGGCTAAGCCTCGCCGGGTATGACGCGGGGACGATATACCAGTTGCGGTCACTTATCCCGCTGCTAATCGCCACGTTCCCACGCAGTATCTAGTGGGGGGGGTGGGCGTGAGTAAACAACTGAAAGTAGCCATCGGGTTGGTAGTTGTCGGCCTCTTTTACGGCATCCTTGCCGGGTTGGAGACCGAATACCCTGCGGGCTTGCCTATTGAACCGGATGCCTTAGCGGCTATCGGGATAATAGCGTTCCTGCTGGGGGCGGGAATGTACTTAGGTGAAGTCATCCGAACCTGGAACGTCGACAACGACACGAAATAATACGAGGAGGTGGGGGGCGGTGGACGCTCTCGACGATCTGATGGTTGCCTTGGATGAACTCTACGGGCACCACCTAGCCGCTGCTGAAGAGTTGGCGGCACTGAACCGAGACGACGAGTTAGCCGGGCGGTTAGCCGGGCTGACACTGAGCATCGGAGAGCTGTTCACCGCCCTGAACCACCTCGAAGATTCCCGCGATGAACTCGTAGAGGCCATCGAGGCGGGGCTAGAGAAATGAAAGGACTAATCAGACATGGCCGGTAAGAAACGTAAACGCCGCGCCGGGTGGAAAAGCACCAGCGGGCTTACCTACAGTCAGCATCCCCAGTGGAAGAAGATACGACTGGAAGTGCTGCGGGCCTACGGGCACCAGTGCGCCGCGATACGCGGGGACACGGGGGTGAGGTGCACCGCGCGTGCAACCCATGTGGACCATATCGACGGGCACAGCAATGAGCTGCATAACTTGCAAGCGCTGTGTCCGCACCACCACCACCAGAAAACCAGTGCTGAGACCACCGCGAAGAATAAGGCCGCGATGCTGCGTGCCGGAGAGTTAGCCGGGAAGGTCGGCACCTCCCTACTGGGGAAGAAAGTCCCACTAGGGCAAACCTCCATCGCCTCAGGTATCGACTGGGGCGCGATCCGAGACAAGGCCGCCCGTGCCGGGCAGAAAGACTAAAGGAAGAGATGGCAGAAAAGATACTTATCAAGACCGTGCAGCACGCACCGGAGGAGGTGCCGACGCTGTACACCCACGCCGAAGTGATGCGTGAATTGGGCCGAGCCAAGCAGCAGCGTTTGGCGCGAATGCCCTTGCCGGTGGCGCGCGTACAGTTCGGCGGGAACCTGATCGGGCTGTGGACACGAAACCAGATTGAACAACTACGGGCACACTACGGCTCTACGCCGCGTCCCATGAAGAGGAGGAAAGGTGGAGACAATGAGTAATGGGTTTGGCCGCGTACCGGGGCTCAAGCGAGTGCTGGAGTGCTCATACTTTGGCGAGGTAGACATAGACTTCTCTATCTACCGGCTGCGGATCGAAGCGCTGGATGGTCGGGTTATCGCAGAGGGCAAGCTCACCCTGGGGTACCGGCTACGGGATGGGCAGCTGAGCTACAGCCACGGGCATGTAGAGGTGAGCCGGGGCTTTGGTGGTCGAGGCCGCCGTGAGATTACGAGTGTAGAAGACATCGGAGAGGCAGACGTGTTACAGAAATTCAACGGGTACAACACCCGTGGGCTGGAGCGCACACGCCGGGAGGTTGTGGGGGTGCTCTCACGGGCACTGGTGGCGGAGCTGCACCGCTGTGGAATATTCAACGTGCGAGTGAACCACTTGCCGGTGGAAGGAATTGAGGTGCGTTGAGATGGCTGTTGTTAGGGAGGTAGACGGGATGCGGGCCAAGAGCTACACGAATGAGTGGTGGGCACCGAAGTATGTGTGGGAAGACATCGACCTGCCCTCGCAGGTGGACACGCCGGGTGGTGGGCACCTGGTCGTTCAGGTGTACCGGAACGAGAACCTAGCCGGGATGGATGCCGAACCCTTCGTATCTGGGGTGGTTAGGTACCTGAAGGTGGGGGAGGAGGTGTACACGCCGGTGCCCCTGGACACCGGGGAAAGTCGGTACGCCGAGATGCTAGGTACTCAGGTGAGCTACGAGGCCCTTGCCGAGATGGCGCTGGGCCGGGCCGTGCGGGAAGCGCAGGCCGCCGGTGGCATAGATGTTCTGAGCAGCTTGGAACATGTACAGTGGGCGCTTGCCGGGGGTGATGACATGCTGGATGATATGGGCCTGTACAAGGCTGGTGCGGGCAGCTGGGCACTGAATGTGCCGGTGAGCGATTCGCTGCGTGCACGCCGGGTGCTGAGGGCTATCTACCACTACAGCGCTGTGCCGGATTATGCACGCCGGGAGCTGAACCTGGTGTGGGCCGGGTACGAGAAGCTCCTAGCCGCCGGGGTTAAGATGAAGTCCACCGCCGAGATGGTCGAGGAAGCGAAAGAGATCGACGTGCAGGATGCCTACGGCAGGTTCCACAGTGTACGATTCGAGACGATGCACGGCTCCTCGCCGGGGCTACGTGCCGTGTTCAGCTGACACCAGCCGGGATTGAGTGTAGACACACAAAGGCCCCACCCGAGAAGGCACTAAACCGGGTGGGGCCTTTAGCGTATTCGCATTCACCTAACAAACAAAGAAAGCGGACAGAAAGCCGATAATCTGCGTCGTTGGTATCAAGTATAGGCGGGGTGGGGGTAAAGCGCAAGCCGGGTGCGTGAGGTGGTCGCACCCGGCCTGTATTGCAGGAGACACGTACCCGTGGCAGACACGGTAACTGTGTGTATTCAGTATAGCACCTACAGGAACGGAGCATGAAGCGCCGTTGCCAGTCCTATAAGACATCCACAACGCAGTGAAGACATCCACAACGCAGTGAAGGCAGACAGGGTGGTGTTGGTTTACGGAGGGCAGAGGGTGGGCGCTGCGCGCTGTATGCGTGCACTGGGAGGTCTGGGTACACAGGTGGTGTGGGGTGAGCAGTAGAGACCGCTTGCCGGGGGTGGGCTTCTCGGTGCTGCGGGCATATACGTAGAGCCAATACCGGCAAGCGAGAAGCAGGAAAAAGAATAAAAGCACTCAGAGCAGGAACACGAGGATGTGAGGAAAGACACGGCAGTGTTGAGAAAAACTCCAGAAGAAAAGAATAAAGAAAACTACCCCATAAAACTTATATATGAGAAATAGGGGACATTGAGGACAAACCCCGGAATAGCAAGGAACTTAGGGGGACAACGCACGTGAGAGTTAGGGGACATTCGCAAAAAACGAACAAAAATAGGGGACAAACGGGGTACGCAACCAGATTAGGGGACATCAGGGGTCAGAGCACTTACGTGGAGACCTAGAGAAAAGAGATTAGGGGACATCAGGGGGTATAAGGCCCCTAAAATACCTCGATGTCCCCTACGAATTTATGGCCCTATACCCCGATGTCCCCTCGAAAATAAAGGGAACTCCCCCTATGTCCCCTAATTCCCATATATAGGTTATATATGTTAAAAATAAATTTTTAACCCACGCGCGTGCGGGCGCGCGAGTATATACATACCCCGGCAAGCACGTCAAGGGTTTTCGACAAAAAGTTTTCACGTTCGCTACCGCGCATGGGGTGCGGTAGACTGGGTACATGACACAGAACGTCCGAGAAAAAGAAGTAGAACAACACCTCACCCGGCTAGTGAAGCGCGCCGGGTGGATTACCTGGAAACTTGCTCCCACAGAGGTGGGTATGCCGGATCGCATCGTCATCGCCCCGGGGGGTAACGTGTGGATGGTGGAACTCAAGCGAGAGCGTGGCGGGGTGGTATCGCCCCGGCAAGAGTACGTCCATCGGCAAGTGCGCGCGCTAGGGGTTCCGGTCTACGTACTAGCCGGGAAGGAAGCGGTTGGAGTGTGGGTGCAGCAGAGGAAGGAAGACATTGAGCGCTAACGACTGGACACACTGCCCCGACTGCGGAACGCCGAGGGGTGTAGAGACGAAACGCATGTGGAACTGTGAACGGTGCGTAGCCCGGCTGAAGAAGAACGCACGCGCCCGTAAGAGCGCTCGGAAGCGCTACCGGGAACAGAACCCCCACCTAGCAGAGAAACCGCTTCGCAGGTGCGCTGCAGGCCCGCAGATAGACATTTCTGAGCTACCCGGCGAGGGGGGTTATCTACCGCCGGGTGCCGGAGCCTCAGACCCAGGGCTACAAGCCTACCTGACGGCACGCCGGAAACGACTATCGATGGGGCTCATACCCCCGCGCAAACAATAAACACCTAACACGAAAGGCACACCAATGACAGACCCGATCTTCAAGCTTCGTGACTACCAGCTAGAAGCCGTGGACTTCCTGCACAGCAGCGAGGGCGGCAAGGCGCTGTTCCTCGACATGGGTTTGGGTAAGACCGCCACCTGTCTGACCGCGCTCACCGCCGACCACCTGCCTGCCTTGGTCATCGCGCCTAAGCGCGTGGCAGAGCACGTGTGGAAGACCGAGCGCGACCTCTGGGCACCGCACCTGAGCATCACCGTGGTAGCGGGCGACCGCGACAAGCGAGAGAAGGCCCTCGAAGTGGATGCAGACCTGACGATCATTAGCCGGGATAACCAGCGTGATGCCGTGCGCAAGGCCATGACCGGGTACTTCAAGACCGTGATCATTGACGAGCTCAGCGGGTACAAGAACCGCTCCACGAAGCGTTGGAGGGATGCGTGCTCATTGGTGATGAAGTCGAAGAACGTGTGGGGCCTAACCGGCACACCGACCCCCAAGAGTCTGATTGACCTGTGGGCGCAAATCTACCTGTTGGATAGGGGCGAACACTTAGGGCGCACTCTGGGTGGGTACCGCAAGAAGTACTTCTACGCGGCCAACACCCTACCCACCGGCGTGGTGGCGAAATGGGAACTGCGCAACGGTAAGGCGACCGAGAAGGAAATCTACGAGGCTATCGCACCCATCACGCTCTCACAAGGCACCGAAGGGCGCGTGAAGCTTCCGCCGACAACGTTTGTTACGCAGTCAATTGAGCTGCCGGCGAAGGTTCGGAAGCAGTACAAAGAGCTGAAAGAAACTCTGGTGACACAGCTACGCGAGAGTGGGGAAGAAATTACCGCTAAAAACGCCGCTGTAGTGTCTGGGAAGCTCGCACAGATAACGGCGGGGTTCCTGTACCAGGAAGAGGATTTCGACGCTCCTAGCGGCCCTGGAAGGCCGTGGGAGCAGTTGCACTCCCTGAAGCTCGACCGGCTTGCCGAGATTATCGAAGAGAACAACGGCTCGCCGGTGCTGGTCTTCTTCCGGTTCAAAGCAGAGCTGGAGGCGCTGCAAGAGCGTTTCGGGGATGACGTGCACACCGTCAAGGACAAGGATTTTGTCGAGGCGTGGAACCGAGGAGAAATCCCGATCCTTGCCGCACACCCGGATAGTATCGGCCACGGCCTGAACCTGCAGAAAGGCGGGCACACGGCGGTGTGGTTGTCCTTGCCGTGGAGCTCTGAGGCTTACTTGCAGTCGAACAAGCGCTTAGCCAGGAGCGGCCAGGAAAACCCGGTAGTGATTCACCACATCATGGCGCAGGATTCCGTAGACCACCTGGTGTACAACTCGCTCACCGGCAAGGTGGATGCGCAGCAACGGTTGTTGGACTACTTGAAAGACACGGAAAACTAGGGAAAAAGCAAACCCCCCGGACACAGGAAAACCGGGGGGTTTGTTGTCAGCTAACTCCCAAGACTGTTACACTGACTATAGCAATCAATATGAGTTTAGCATGTTAGGAGCTAAATATGAATACACAGGGCACTTTCCACTTTGAATTTGCTGTTGGGACGGCCCCGCAGACCACCGGAAAAGACCTCACCCTAGCCGATATTGCTGCAATGTTGCAGAATTATGGCAATAAAAAGGACGAATCCTCGTACTTGCCAGGTGAAATAAAAGACCACTACCGGAAAAATGTGAATATTATCTCACGTTCTGTCGTCACTCTAGACCTGGACGGCGCGCAGGAAGGTGGGTTCGATGCCCTGTGCGAGTACCTCAGCGAATACACCTATCTGTGGCATACAACATACTCCCACTGCCCGGATAAACCGTCGTATCGGTTCCTTGTACCCCTCTCCCGGCCTGTGTCCGCAGGCTCCTACGCAGACCTGGTACGCCAAATCATTGTCGATAACCCGAAGGCATCGATTGACCCGGCCAGCGCGAAGCCCGCACAGATCATGTTCACCCCCGCTGCTGACTACGCCGGTTTGTTCTACGAGTGGGGTCAGCATGACGGGGTTCTAGCCGACGCTAACGCCATACTCGCAGCAGCTAACGGGGGTGAGGCCGTTGTGCCGCTGATGCGGACGGACAAGAAGGCAGAGCCGACAGAGGCCCCTGGTATCGTAGGCCGGTTCAACCGTGTGTTCCCCACTCTGGATTCACTCATTGCACCCGTCGAGGAAGGCGGGTACGGCCTGCCGTATGCCTATGATGCTGCAACGGGTCGGTATCGGTACACCAAATCATCGGGGCGGTCTGCCCCAGGTATGCGTGAGATTGAAGAGCGCCCCGGCTTGTTCTATTCGTGGCACGGCAACGACCCCGCCGCCGGGTTTGCACAGAATTCTTTCGACTTGCTGCGTATCCACAAGTTCGGGCACCTGGATGCTGAATATGCAGGGCCGGTGAACCGCGCTCCATCCTATGAGGCGTGCCGGGAGTTCCTGAACAGCGATGAGAACTTCAAGAACCGTGAAGCCCAAGGCCGCTTCTCTGAGGTTCTGGAGCGTATGGCTATTGCAAGTCAGGGTGTAGACCCTGGCAAGGTGATGATAGCCGATAAACCCCAACAGTCCACACCGAACAATGCAGTAAACGCCCTGGTTGTTGAGACCTCAGGGCAGGAAGCTAACCCTCCCTGGGTGGATCAACTCACCTGGGATTCCAAGACCTCACAAGTGGAGAATACTGTGCATAACCTAGATTTGATTTTTGCGAATGACCCCAAGCTACGCGGCTTGGCGTGGAATGACCGTGGCGGGTATGAGGCATGGATGCCTGAGGACTACTCGCCATTGGATGGTGCGCCGAAGCAGCTGAACAACATCGACATCGCGGTTATCCAAACCCACATCGAACGCATCTACAACATCAGGAACATTCCTAAGGCCCGCATCGAACAGATTCTCAGTGACCGCATGGACAGGTTCCATTTCGACCCTGTACAGGATTACCTCAACGGCCTGGAGTGGGACGGCACGCCGCGCCTAGAAACATGCCTGCCTGGTGTTGAGGATAACGAATACACCCGCATGGCTTCGCGCAAGGCGTTGGTCGGGGCTGTGGCCCGCGCCCTCTCGCCGGGGTGCAAGGTAGACCAGAGTCTCATCCTCTACGGCGAGGCGGGCTTAGGTAAAACCTGGTGGATTGAGCGTATGTCTCGTGGCTTCAACGTGCCGCTTGGGCCGGTGCACCGGAAGGATACCCTTATCGTGGCATCCCGCTCCTGGATTGTCGTCTCTGACGAGGGGCACGCACTCTCCCGTGCTGAGTTCAACCAACTCAAAGAGTTCATGACCCAGACCCATGACACGTACCGCCCGCCGTACGAGCGCACAGCTATCACAACCCCTCGCCGGTGGGTTATCTGGGGCACCACCAACGACCCCTACATGCTACGTGAGCGTGAAGGTAACCGTCGCTTCCTGATGGTGGATTGCTCCGAGCGCGCCGACTTTGACCGCTACACCGACGAATACGTGGATCAGGTGTGGGCGGAAGCCGTGCACCTATGGCGCAACGGCGAAAGCCCTGTGCTCTCCCAGGTTGAAGAGATTGCTGCGGAGGAGGCCCGCAAGGCACACACCCAGGAAGATGCTCTGGCAAGCGTCATCTCCGAAGCTATCGAGGCCGAAGTTCCGGTGGAGTGGGATACCATGCCGGTACCGGCAAGGCAGCAGGCCCTCGGTCAGATGGACGCAGGAATCAGTGTTGGGGAGACACGCCGCCGTACACACATCACCCCGCCGGAGGTGTGGACAGAAATCCTGCGCCGCCCACTCTCCGAGTTCAACCTCATGGAACAACGGCGTGTGCTGGATGTCCTCATCAACCTCGCGCGCAAGGGTATTGTCGAGCGCGAGCGCCGCCAACGCAAGGTACCTATCCACGGCGTGCAGCCGGTGTTCCGTATCCCCCGATACGAAGTGATAAAGACCACTCTATAGGAGTTGCGTGCGCTATAGCGAACGGGTATAGTTGTACATGTCAGGTTCGCTATAGCGAACGCGCAGCACTAACTGAGGTGGTACACCATGAACAAGGAAAAGGTCGAGAAGCTGGGCGCATCGTTCGGGGTAGCAGTAGCGGAGGCATCTGTGGCTCTGGTGGATATTGTGAAGGAAGCTCTTGCCGGGCAGTCCATCAATCTCCCGATCGTTGCAGCTCCGGTAGCCGCAGCATCACAGGAGCTCGCTGCTGAGGAAGAGCCGAAGAAGCCCGCACGCAAACGCACTACTCGTGCCAAGAAGTATGAGGAAGAAGCTCCTAAGGCAGGGGCCCCCGAGGTAATGCCACTCAAGCCCGAGGCACCTAAGGCGACACCCAAGAAGGACGAAGCTCCTAAGGCGGAGACTCCTAAGGCCGAAGTCGAGGTTGTTGCAGGTGACATCTCTATCTCCGAGCTGCGCCAGATCGGTACTCAGCTTCTCACTGCAGCAACCAAGGCAGGCCAGGACGGCGGGGCGGTTCTGTCCGAGGTCGTCGGAACTATCACCCTGCCGAACGGTACGCCCGCTCCTAACCTGTCCTCCGTGCCGGTGACTGAGTATGCAACCTTGAAGGGCCGCCTCGAGGAAGCCATCGCCAAGTACAACGCTGACCCGCTGGGCTAATGCCTGAGGTTCACGCGAAGCTATCTCCCTCCTCAGGCGAGCGGTGGATCAACTGCACTGGCAGTTTCGACCTGATAGACAGGCTGAACGTGCCGGAGCCGGCAGGTTCATTCGCCGCCGCCGAGGGGACGTTAGCTCACTCAGTACTGGAGAACGATATGCTCCTGATGCTCGGACGGCGCTCTCACATCGACCATCTGTCCGAGAGGAACCGGCTAGGGGTAGAGGCCAAAGAATTACTTGGCTCGCACTCGACGGTGGAAATGAGCGAGAACGCCCGATGGCATATAGACCTCGTACAGGACATCATGATGCAGGTTCACGGCGAGGCGACAGTGTTCATTGAAGAGCGGGTGTTTCCCGGAATACCTGACTGCTTCGGCACGGCGGACACTATCGTCGCCACCGATAAGACCCTGCATGTGGTGGACTACAAGTACGGGCGGGGAATCCCGGTCAGTGCAGTTCAGAACACTCAGCTGAAACTGTACGGCCTGGGGGCTTACGAAATGTTGAAGGTACTGTACGACTTCGAGGATGTGCAACTTCACATCGTACAGCCGAGGCTCTCCAGCGTATCGACCTGGGAGCTATCGCTCGAAGAGCTTCTGGCATGGCGGCAAGATACCGTCCTACCGGCTGTAGAGAAGATTCGGAATCATACCGGAGACCTCAAGCCGGGGAAGAAGATATGCCAGTGGTGCCCCGCCAAGGCACTCTGCCCGGCACGGGCGGAGAAAATGATAAACCATGTATTTGGAGAAGTATTGGAGGTGATCTAGATGTTCGGAGAACTACCGCGCATTGACACACTAACACCCGAGCGAATGGCTGAGATCGTTCTGCACGCCGGGGAGATACGTTCCTGGCTCAAAGACGTTGAGGAGTACGCCATTGATAAGGTCTACAGTGGTGCGCTCGTTCTGCCTGGCGTGAAGGTTGTACAAGGCTCAGGCCGCCGGACGATCACAGACCCGCAGGGCTTCCTCAAGTCTCTGGAGCGCGAAGGCGTGAAGACCGACGGCATGTATGAAACCGTAGTGAAGTTATCGGCTATCAGCACTCTTGAGCGGAAGCTAAAGATGAAGCTGGAGAACTCGCCGGGGGCTGAGTTCATAGCCAAGAGTGAGGGTAAGCTCACTCTGGTGCCAGAATCGGATAAACGGGTGGCGGTGAGTAGCCTTGGAGGAGCACAAGCAGCTTTCGCCGCAGCTCTTGCGTGATGTCCACATCAACCGTGAGGTGTTGTTGGGGGTTATGGAAGAGTTCGAGGTGGGAAGCTACGCCGAACTCACACGCAAGTTGGGGTTCTCCTACTCCGGGGCTGTCTTCCAGCAGGTCATACGGTACCGCAAGTTAGGCGCTCACTTCGTCTTCGGCATGTGGAACCAATTCGGGGTAGCCCCGGATGTTGAGGTCTTCGACCACAAGCCGTCTCAAGAAGACCTCAAAGAATCAGACAAACTGTATTACGTGGTTCAACCACAGTAGAAACAAAGAAAGAAGAAAAACAATGGCATCAGTAATGCTCGGTCGCGTCCGCTTCTCCTACACCAACCTGGGGGACGCTCAGGCGTGGAACGGTTCATCGCACACTTACCTGAACACCGCGCAGATTGAGGCGATCAAGAACGACCCCTCCAAGGACGCTAAGGAAGAGCTGAAAGACTTCCGCTACTCCACTACTGTGATTATCCCCAAGGATGCTATCCACCCGGTGAAGAAGCGTCCCGTCATGGATGTTCTGAAAGATGCGGTGTACGAGGCTATCGACTTCGCGCTCTCGAAGGGTCGTATCAAAAAGGATCAGGCCGCCCAGTTGAAGGAAGACTGGAACGATTCAGCCGCCCTCATGGCAAAGACCATGAACGGTTTGAAGACTGTCGTCCGTGACGGTGACGGCCCGGCGAATAAGAACAACGAAGACTACCTCAAGGGCTGCTACTACTTCTCAGCAAACCGCAAGGCGTTCCAGGGTCAGCCGCAGGTGGTTCACCCTGTAATGGGTAAGATTGAAGCCCTCGCACCGTCTGAGGTGTACTCCGGGTGCTATGGCTTCGTAGACGTAAACCCCTACGTCTACACCGGCCAGAGCACCGGCCTGGCTTTCGGTCTGAACTATGTCATGAAGACCGAGGACGGCGAGAGGTTGGACGGGGAGCGTAGCGTCGATGCGGCATTCAGCGGTATGGACGAATACCTGTCCGAGCTTGCCGGGGCAGCTGGTGGTGCTGCAGCAGAATCGTTCGGTAGCTCAGCACTCGACTAAGAAATAGATACGTGAAGACCCCCGGTAAGCCTAGACTCTTGCCGGGGGTCGCACACACTACACTGGTGATACCCATGCGAAAACTATTATACATTGACTTCGAGACGTTCTCGGAGGTAGACCTACGCTCTCGCGGGGCCTACGCGTACATGCGCGGCACGCTGTGGGGCGCACTGATTATGACCTACCGCTGGGGCGTAGACGGCACAACCCAGATAGCCATAGGGCATGACGAAATGCTAGAGGCGTTAGCCGGGGTGCATGAGGATAAGAACGTTACCTTCGTAGCCCACAACGCCAACTTCGAGCGGCTAGTGCTCTCTAACCTGTTCGGGTACCTAGACTGGGAGTTCATCGCCCCAGAGCGGTTCATCGACACTATGGCGATGGGTCGGGCACTCGGCTTGCCGGGGTCACTCGCAAACCTGGCGAAAGCCCTTGGTGTGTCCGACAAGGACTCCGCCGGTACGCGGCTTATCAACATGTTCTGCACCCCAGACCGCAATGGCAAGTTCTACACCCCGGCGCAGAAACCTGCGGACTGGGAGGCGTTCTGCCAATACGCTATCCAGGATATTGACACGATGGTGGAAGCCCATCAGGCGATGGAAGCCCGCTTCGGCGGTATGCCCGTCGGAGAGTGGGCCGTGTGGTGCGCAGACCAGCGGATCAACGACCGTGGTGTTCTCGCTGACGTAGCCCTGGCGAACCGATGCGTGGACATCGCGTCCCGGCTCAAAGGCGCAGCAATGCGGCAGATGGAAGAACTATCTGGCATGGACAACGCGAACTCCCAGCAGCAGTTCCTCACCTGGATGTGCAGCGAATTGCAGAACGTGGGCCTCGTGTACCAAGCCAGGGACGGATACCACTACAGCGATAGTAATGAGCCGTTGGCCTCGGTGGACAAGAAATCTGTGGAGTACCTGCTGAGCCGGGATGACTTGCCGACGAAGGTACGGCAAGTGCTGGAGCTGAGGCAAGCCTCGAATGCATCTTCTATCGCCAAGTTCAACGCCATTATCAAACGTGCTAACAATGACAACCGGATACGCGGGGTGTTCCAGTACTTCGGCGCACACACTGGCCGGTGGGCCGGGCGTGCAGTGCAGCTGCAGAACCTCCCATCGGTGACGGTCGGAGATGACGAGGCAACAGAGGAGATGGCGCAGCGGCTCATGACGGAGAGCTTCGACAACTTCACGATGGCCGATATGAAACCCATGATCCGGGGGGCGCTGATGGCACCAGAGGGTCAGACGCTTACTGTCTGCGATTACTCCGCTATCGAGGCGCGTGTTCTGGCGTGGTTAGCCGGGGAAGAGTGGGTTCTCGAAGCATTCCGTGCCGGGCGGGACATCTACGTTGAGACGGCGAGTCGCATGTTCGGTGTGGACTACGAGGCTGCTAAAGCACTCCGTAAAAAGGGTAAGGTCGCCGTTCTCGCGCTGGGCTACAATGGTGGTGTTGGGAGCCTGAGGGCTATGGGGGCTGAGGGTACGGACGAAGAACTGCAAGAGCTGGTCTACACCTACCGCTCCGCCAACCCGCACATCAGCATGTTCTGGAAGCAGCTCGAATACGCGTTCAGGGTTGGCTACGGAAAGGTCGGTAAGTACATTACCGTACAGACCGGCAAGGGAGGGCAGACCGAGATTGTCTTGCCGTCGGGACGGCCTGTGATGTATCACGACGTACACACACGGCCAACGATGAAGTTCGGAAAGGTGTTCGACGTACTGCACTTCCGAGACCCGAAAGGGTGGGATGCGTGGGTTGCTACATATGGAGGCAAGCTCACCGAGAATATTACGCAAGCCACCGCTAGGGATGTTCTCGCCAATGCCCTGGTGCAGCTCGACAAGGAGGGGGCCGAAGTCGTTGCCCACGTCCACGACGAGGTGATATGCCAGGGTAACATCAGCGTAGGGCGGCTTGCCGAGCTGATGGGGTCGAACGACTCAGAGTATGCGCCGGGGTGGGCTGAGGGTCTGCCGCTTGCCGCAGAAGGCTACTACTGCAAACGTTATAGGAAGGAATAAACCATGAAACTGCCAGTGAATCCAGAGGTTGTGAAGGTGTACGTGAAGTTCTACAGCCTGCTGAAGAAGGTCAAAGAGGAAGCACGGAAGATCCTCGATAAGATAAAGGCCGAAGCCTATGAGTACGTGAAGAACTCCAAGGCGCTGATGAATTATCCACTACTCAAGAATTGGCTGCTGCCATTGCTCCAGACTCCAGCGGATCGAGCGCGGGATAAAACGCGCGTGTGGCAATCGGTATTCAGTACCACATTCACAGGCGAAGAACTGGCTAATCTGTTCTCCAGTCCAAGCGTAGAAACTACGAAGCGTAAGCCGCTGTTTTACACCCCGCTCGGCACTCCAGTGTTCTATGGGGCAGTGTTACCCACAGAGGAACTCGGGCGATACCAGGGGGCCAGCGCATCATGGATGTAGCAGAGAAGCAGCAAGCCATCGCCGAGCTGCTGGAGCGTCTACCGAAGCTGCCGGACTACGACGAGCCGCGAGCCGTCCTACAAGCCGCCGCCTTCCGGTTGCGTACCCGCCCGGACAACGTGACTGAGGACTGGTGGGGCCGAACCACTAGCCGGGTCACTAACCTATGCACCGCTGCAGATGAACTACTGAAAGGACGAATCCGATGAAGGCACCGGATAACACGAAAGACCACTACGCACCGATTCTCGGCATGGACCTAGAGAAGGTGGTAGGGGCCATGCCGTTCTGGCTCGGCTCAATGATGAAGTACCTCTGGCGCGCGCCCCGGAAGGGGAAGTACGCCGACCTGAACAAAGCCATAGACTGCGCACGCCGGGCGCTGGACATTGAAATGCCTAAAGGGCGCTCGCCGCTTGAAGCGCCGCAAGAGATGATCGACTTCTACATGGTTCTCGGTAAGACTATCGAAGGATTGAGCACAAAAGATGGTTGGGTACATGTCCAAGCCCTGAAATTCGCTCACAAGGTGCTCAACCATTGGTTCCAGATAAACTACCACGAAGACTTCATCTCGGTAGACAACCTCCACCGGAGCGCTAGTAGGGTCGCCAGGGGTTTCGAGACGTGGGTAAGGCTGCTGCCGGAACTGATTCGGCAGGAAGAAGTAACCTCACCGGACATAGACCTGTGGAAAGACCTGCGCGATTAGCCAAGAATAAAGTAAACCCCCTAGCACTGGGCTAGGGGGTTTAGCTGTCCCTCAGCATTCATGGACGGAACTTAGTCTAGCATCATCCATAAGGAAAGCTCAATCAAACTCGCGTAATCCGTTGCGACAGGCGGCTTACGGCTGGTAGTCTGCACCCGGCACACGGTCTCGGGGAACCTCGAAGTCCTTGTAGTCCGGGGTCGGGTAGTTAGTAACGCCGGTAGGAAGAGGCTCCTTGCCGGTCACACCCGAAGCTGCGGCCTCCATCAGACCCTCGAAGGTCACCTTATCGCTGGGGGACTGACGACCCCCGATCAGCGCGCCAAGGCAGGAGAGCAGGATGAACGCTGCATCCTGGACGGCGGGCGGTAAGGTGATGCCGAACTGGGAGAGCACGAAGCCCAGGATGACGGCTACGCTCGAAGCCATAGCGGTGCCGATGGTCGCGCCGGTGGTAACCCGGCCGATGTAACGTTTGTTATCCAAGAGATTAACCTTCCTTCTGGTGGTTTACTAGCTGCGTGAGCAGCTCATTAGTCCGGCGGGACTCTTCATGCAGCTGACGGACGAGCTTAAAGAGCTCACCCTCAAATTTTACACTTGGCACGCCGGGGGTAATCGCGTCCTTGATCTGCTGAGTCTGCGCAGAGATGTTCTGCAGGGCAACATAGTTATGACCTGCGTTCCGCACACCAGCCGCACCCGGCAGGAAGCTACTAGCAGCCTCGCTCAGTGCATCGGCCATAGGGGTTCCTTTCTTCTCTTCCGTTATTTTCTTAGCAACCTGGGCAACAACGTTCGCCTTGCCGGTTTTACTGTTGTAGTACTCCAGAGCGCGTGCCGTGATGTTGGCTTTCTTCCACGTGCCGCAGCACATGGTGGAGAACCAGTCACGGTGCTCGGTAAGTGGGATAACTCGCTCGTGCAGCTTCCAGATGTCCGCCACACGCTCCGCCACCGTCTCGAAATCTTCCCGGCTCATGCGTGGGTTGCACTCGAGGGAGATGCTCTGGGCGTTGCCCTTGCTGTTGCCATTGGCCCACGCCGCGTTCATGTGGTCTACGAGGATGTAGACCTCACCTGCTGAGATAACCTCATGCGCGCTGGTCGAGGGGTTCCCGTCGCAGAAGAACGACACCACACCTGCTGTGGTCTGTTTCCACTCCGGCAAGCCCCACCAGTGGATAGTGATATTAGTAATCTCACGAGGGTACCCGAACACTGCCTGTACCTGTGCATACGGCGTGTAGCATATAGCATCTTTGTGTGTGTATAACTTATATGACACCTAGCCTCCTTTCATGAGGATGTCATCGACCCTCCCACGTTCATGCCGGAGTTCCTGTCGAATCCCGCCGATGTCTCGGCTGTGGGAGTCGATACCGTCCAGCGCGCGGGTGAGGGTCGCACCCATATCTTTCTGTTTCTCTCCTTGGTGGGCTTGCTCCACCTGGATGGCATCCACTCGATCCCGTATCTCGGCGAGAGCGTGTCGGTTCTCGGCACAATTCTGCATGTGTTTCCCTTGGAGGTCATGGACAGAAGCTAAAACCCTGTCGAGGTCGTCACGAAGGTTCGTGCCGTGGTCGTTCTGGACTTGATGCTTCGCGTCCTTCGCGTCTTTACTGACAAGTTTCAGCTTCTCCATCACCAGGTCAATTCGAGTGAACACCTTGGAGAAGAGATAGATAAGGGTGCCCAGTAGTGTCAGACCCCCAAAGATGATGGTCAGCCACCAGTCTGTTTGAGGGTCGCCAGTTTTCGGAATTTCTATATTCATTCCGACCCCTTATATATGCTGTTCACGTTATAGATTATAGCGCGCCCTCTTTCACGTAAGGGTCATAGTTGTTGCGCCGGACGTAGAAGTCAATGTCTGGCCTACCCCAATCCACAGGTGCCCATTGAGTGTGGTCCCATGGGAAGTCGCTTACATCGAGTGCCCGGCTAGGGTTATCGGGGCTCAGAGACATAGCCACTTCCCCGCCCTGTTCCCAGGGGTCTTTGGCTTTGCCCATGTACAGCATCTCTGGAACCCCGGAGTGCCCATTAAAAGCATGGCACCACCCGTTCGTATCTGTCCCGACCAGACCATATTTCTGTGCCGCTCGGATCAGCAGGCGGGTGAGCGGGTTGAACGGCTGCCCGGTTCGCGGGTTATGCATAGGATCTAGGTTAGGGTCTATCCTGGCCCATTGCCCGTGGGTCGGCGAGAAGGGGCGCTCCTCGGGGGGTGCTTTAGCGTCGGAAGCTGCTGCAGGCCACGAGGGGGTTGAGAACTTCCGTGTTATCTGTCCTTTATCATCCCTCTCGACAGAGCTACAGGCTACGGCCCCGAACGTGAACGCCAGAGCATGTTCTATCGCCCCGGCTCGTACTTCGTCAGGGTGGATAAACCCGAGCGAGTTGTGCATACAGGCGATAGCGGACTGGCCGGATTGGGTCTGCGTTGCGTAATTCGTGGATGAAATATCGCGCCCAGGCTTGTTCACGCTCCACCCACCGGCCCCAGCTGTGTATACTGGCTCACCGTTCGGGCCGGTGCGATCCGTAAGAGGGCCTTTAGCGTTAAAGTATTCCCTCCAGATTCCGGTGCCGATGTCATATAGGGCCATCCCCTCGTCCCCACCAATAGCTGGCAGCGCACCTTTAGGTATGGGAATCCTCCCAGATAGTATTGAATTACGCGCTGCGGTATGGCGCGGCCCTCCATTAAGCTGCGTAACGTCCCATCCAAGGGTCGTCATACCGTCAGACCGGCATTCCATCCAGGCGTATTCGGCAGCGGGGTGGGTACTATCCACAATATACGCCGCGATTGGTTGGGTTCCGCTGCGAGAGGTGTTGAGGGAGGTTTTTGCCCCCCAACCCCCGTTCGGCGTGCCGAAGTGCCATTTCGTGCCCCAAGGGTCCGGGGTTTTATCCCACATCCACTGGGCCATAGCAGAACTGTTTTCGGCTAATGGCATGTTTGATACGTCCCGCCGCCAGATAGTGTTCTGGAGGATAGAATTATCGGGGTGGAATGCATCGGGAACCATCGCGGGTCGCAATGGGTTAGCAGGGGGTGCCCACTCGCCGGAGGTGAACTCCTTTGATTGGAGAGATTGTGCCCTGCCATCCTTTATTAATTTGCTAGGCATTGTTCACTCCTTCATCACGCCTTTTGTACACACGGAGGCCCGACATCTCGTTGGTGTTTAGCCGGATTCCGAAGAGTCCGGTTCCCCCGCGCCCTTCTTTCCCGTTCTTTTCTGAGTGGTCTTGGGTAATAGACCACCCATTAGGAGCGGTGAGAGTGAAAATATCATTGACTATTTCCACTTTCCATGTACCTGCACGGGATTCTTTCGGGATGGTTCGCCCCTCACGAGGTTCTCCCGGCACGTTTTTTCCGAGGATTCGGAAACCAAACTCAAAACCGTACATGTCTTGAGTGGCACCCACCCAAGTAATAGCCTCTTGGTTTTCCTTAGTCCGTGAGGGGATAAAATCGAACTCTACCGTTAGGTTTCGGGTGTGCGGTAGTAGCACCGTCATAGAATCTAAATGCTGTTCCATGTAGGTGTTATGATCAGAGATTTTCCAGGAAGAATGCACCCACTCAGTTTCTCGCGCTAATTTAGCCCACCCTACGCCTAGCTGATAGAAGTGTGCGGTACCGTACCCACCGAAGCCATTGTTCAGGGGCTCCCCTTGCCGGGGCTTGAAATGCCCGTACTGACGGTTATCATCACCACTTGTGGTTCCAGGGACAGGAGGGTTCAGTTCTTGCCCGGCGGGGCGCAGCTCGGCCTTATCAGACACCCACAGCTCTCGCCCCTCCGGGGAAGATATAGTGCGAATCCACTCGTACTTTCCGGTAACCGTATACCCCGGCTTAGGCTCTGCTTTCACACGAAAGAGTGTAAACCCTTCGCCCGGTACGTTATGTATCCCCGGTTCGACAGCCTGTCCGTTGAGGTAGTACTGCACGCCGGGTTGATTATCTGGTATAGCCACTTTCCGATGGCCCAAATGGAATGCAGGGATCTGGGGTATCACTGGTATGAGGTCTTGGGGCTTTCCCTGCACCCACAACACTGGGAGACCGTCTCGTGTGTTTTCCGCCGGGGCAGAGTCCCCGAAGTGTAGGTGGTATCCCCGCTTCTTTGCTTCCTCAAGATCATCGCCGCCGCTGGGCAGCCCTCCTTGAACCATAGCGGGTATCAGCCAAAATTCTTTCCCCTCGGGGGTAGGCACGAGCTATATCCTTTCTCAGATAGCAGAAGAGCCCGGATAACTCTTCCAGGCTCTTCTTATTATATTAGCTTACCGAATGGGCCGTGCCGGGCAGAGTATCCGGCCAGGGGTCGTCGGTAACCCAACTGAGTTCTCCCATGTGCAAACGATCAAGGTTGCGGCCAAGGAACATGGTAACTGTGTTATCCGCCCACCCACTGTACCCCATATATCCAACTTGCGATGGGGAACCATTACCGATGTTAGAACACACTACTGTGGAGGGTGACATCACATTGTCATGCGCCAGGCGGGCCATCTTATTGGGTGAGTTGCCTTTTATAGAGTTTACCTCTGGTTTAAACCCATTAGGTATGGCGCTGGACCGGATGGTGACAGAAGACCCAGTGAAAGTAGGCTTAGAACCAACATCGTTCCGATTCTCGCCGGTAGTGCGCATCCAGATAGTTACTAGGTTTCCTGAGCGGCGTAAATATATGTCGCACAAGCCGCCCGACACCGTCTTGGTCTCCCACAGGCGGATTCCAGTGTCTTTGGTGGATGCCTCTTGGGCACCCCCACCGTTGGCGGCAAGGATGGCTTTCACCGCATCTTCCACCACGCCGGTGAATTTCTTATTTGTCATCGCGGGGACGACATTATCTTTTGTCATCGGAAGAACCCTCCAAGGTCTGTAATAACTTTCACATTTTCACGGTTTCCCATGCCCCAGACTAAAACGTCCCGTGAACCGGCGTTCACATAGATTGACACGCCGTCCACTATCGACTTCACAGTGCGTATAGGTGCTGGTGCGCTCTCTGGGAGGGTGAACAGTATGCCACCATCCATGAAGGTCTTCTTCAGCAGCGCCTCAATGTGAATCTGGCCGTTGCAGTAGAGCGGGTTATACATCAGATAGTTGCGTTCTCCGACGGAGTCGCCGTATGGCTGTACCCCGTCTTTGTCCTTCACTATCAGGTCGATAACCTTCGGCTCATAGATGTACGAAGTCACCCGGTACGGGCCTACCTGAATGTACACGCCGGTGCCTTGCAGGTCTTTCACCCGGACAGGAACACTCAAGCCGGTTGCCTCGGCAGGCACCGACACGTCCATTGAGACGCATCCTTGGATAGTCAAACCCCGGAACCAGCTTTCGACGTAATAGCTCCAACGCGCCCCGCCGGAGCCTTTACGTGCACTGCGTGAGGTGCAGCCCAATAGCACAGTACCCTCAGCACCCGTGTTGCAGATGTAGAAGTCAGCGGCAGAATTGCTCCCAGCCTCACCCTTAGCCGTGTCTCCATAGCTGGAGGACTCGCCCCGGCACCCGTCCAGCAGGTTATCGCCGTAGGCGACAATCCAGCCGTGGCCGCCGTTCTCCTGGGCCTCGCACGCCGAGAAGGTGCACTTGGTTGCCTTGATGAACCAGCCCGCGCCGCCTTTCTGACCTGCACGGTTAGCCGACTGTGGGCTACCTGCGGTCACATCCACACCACGCGAGCCGGAGGGCTGAGCATAGAGCTGAGCGAAGGTCGAATTGCCTTTGGTGTACCACGACGTGGAACCCACGAACTTAGTTTGGCTGGTGTAAATCTCGATACCCGCGTACCCATCCAGGGACGAGTTCGATCCTCCAATATCGGCACCATAGAACTTGTTATCCGCTGCGCCGCCGGTACCCTCAGGGTGCCCGTCCGGCTTACCGATAACCAAACCAGCCTGGCCTGCATTGCGCACCTTGAGGGAGAAGACCTTCATGGCCTGGTCGTCCGTGCCGAGGAATGCTGCACCTGTCTCCATACCCCAAATTTCAAGGAAATTACAGGACGGAACCGCGTCCGGGTCGGCAGGGCCAGAGCCAAGGTCGGTGTTGAACAACACGCCGCAAAGGTTCGATATGAAGTTCTGGTGCTGGTACCCGGCACGCCGAGACTTGATCCACAGGTTGTTCACGCCGAAGCGCAGTAGCGAGGGGTCTTGCGCGCGGTTGTTCCAGGTTCCGGTACGGAATACGCCCGTTTTCTGGTTAATCGGCTTGGTGGTCGTCGCCACAATCTGAGTGCCGGAGCCTTCGCCGTAGACGAAGACCATGCCCTTGAGCTCAATGAACGGGAAGCTCACCAAGTACACCCCAGCCGGGATGAACACCGCACCCCCGCCGAGGTTGTTCACGTCAAGAATAGCGCGCTGGATAGCGTCGGTGGAATCAATCTGGCCGGTGGGGTCTGCGCGGTACGGCTCTTGCAGAACGTTCACGGAGCGGGTCGAGGTGTGGAAAGCGGACTGTTTCGGCAGCTTGGCGAGGGCTTCGTTAATCAGAGACTTCGCCTTAGCTTCGTCCACGCCGGAGGGTTGCGGCATGAGGCGCTGCACCTCGGAGGTGATGAATGACCGAACCGCGTCCATGTCCGCGTCCTTGCCAGGGGTGCCTGGAGCACCAGGTGCGCCGGGGGTGCCAGGTTCGCCTTTCGGGCCGGGAGGACCCGGCTCACCACGCTCGCCGCGAGGGCCTGCAACGCCGCTGCGCTTCAACTCTTCGATAGCCGCAGCGATAAGTTCCTTGGCGCGATCTTCGCTCGTGCCGGGGGCGGGGAGACGGCTCACTGCCTGATTGATAAGCTCCGTCACCCGCTGCTCAGTAATGCCAGGGGCCGGGGTCGGCAGGGCGTTGATAGCCGTCTGCACCAGCTCGTTCACCCGGTTCTCCGTCAGGAAGGACGACGGCAGGTTGAGTGCTTGAATGGCGTTGCGCACAATCTCCTCAGCCTTCTCTTGCGAGATACCCGGCTGGGAGGGTGTCGGCAACTTAGCAAGCTCTTGCTGGATGTACTTCTCTAGCCGGGGCTGCACAGCGGCCCACACCGCAGAGTCGCCCTGGCCGGTGAGCTTTCCCTGTGCGATTGAGAGTGTAGAAACGTTTTTCACATCCCCTCCTACTCGTCGGGGGTTGATATGGTGATGGTTCCGTCTCCGTTATCTCGAACAGTGACCTTAGGGGTCTTAGCAACCTCGGCGGCTGCCAACTCGCGCACCTTATCCTCAGTCACCCCGGCGGGGAGGTTCTGCAGCGCACTCTGGATACGGGAGTCTACCTCAGTCTGGTTCATACCCTTCGGTGCGCTCTGGATCAGGTCGGAGGCAATCTGGCGGGCCTTCTCTTCAGAGATGCCACCAGAACTAGGCAGGGTCTTGACGATAGCCTGCACGCGCGCATCCACCTCAGCCTGGCTGAGCCCCTTCGGTGCAGCGTTCACAGCATCAGTGACAATGCGGCGAACCTGCTCTTCGGTCATACTGGAAGTATTTTTCGGCAGGGCGGCGATAGCGGCATTGATGCGGGCATCTACTTCGGACTGTGTTAGCCCGCCGCCCGCACCGCCTGAGCCGCCAGTGAGACCGTTTGCCCGTAGAAAGCTGAGGAACGTAGCCTCGGACGTCACGCCGGGGGTAAGATTGGCGCTCTGCATCGCAGGACGCTCAGAATAAATCCGGCTCGGTACAGAAGTCATAGTTCTCCTTGGGTAATAACGGTTCTTAGTACTAATTCTACGGCTTTGCTTCGAGCTGTGCGACCCGCTGCTGTATCTTCGACAAAGTATCCTGCAACGTCCTGTTGGCCTGGAGTAGCTGCGAAACCTGGATTTGTAGTTGCTGCACCTGAGCCGGTAACTGAGTGTTCGCCTTGGCCTCCATCAAGTCGGTTGAGAGTACTGCCCCTGAGTTGGTCTTGAAGAACAAGTACAAATGCCCCTGGACGACTGGGGTACCCCACACTGTGCCGGTGCGCTCGGCTGCCAGTATACACATGGTGTTTTTCTCGCGCAGGGGCGGTGCCTCAAGTCCATCGCTGTTACCAGCCATAGGGTACGTGTACCAGGTGGTGCCAGGCCCGATAGGCTCCGGCACACGAACGTCCAGCAGTTCCTTCGACTCTGCCACTGCCTCCTTCTTAGCTGTGGCAATGGCGGCAAGCAGCGTTGTACGTGCCTGAGATATGAGGTTGGTGACATCCTGCCGGACACCCTGGATAGCCCGGCCACGTGCCGACGTCTCGTTCTCCACTAGGGTGTTTAGGCTCTCTAGCCGGGAGGACAGTTCAGTCTTCGCGCTGTTAGTAAACGCCTTAGCGTCGGCAAGCGCCTTATCCGCTTTCTGAGAAGCATCGGTAGCACTGTCACCTTTGAGCCGGGACAGTGCAGCCTCTACCGATGTGGCGAGGTTCATCACCGCCTTACGGCCTTTAGCGATCTCATTCAAATCTGGGAAGCTCAGCGCCCAGGTGGGGGTGTAGCCCATCGTTCCTCCTACAGGTCAGGGTTCTTTTCGACTTGCTCCCACGTGATGCGCTGACGTTCACGTGAGGCTTCTTCTTGCTCCCAGGTCTTACCGGCGAGCTCGTTATTCTTCTCGACCTCAGCCCAAGTGCGCACCGTGCGGTCTGCACGGAATACCCACAGGGTGAGTTCCGTCTGGTTCGACTCCGGCTTATGCGACACGCCGCAGACCACCGCTGTGACGATAGCCCCGAACAGGTTCTCTCGCCCGCTGGGGTGCATACCCCTCAGCTCCGCAATCGTGCCGAGCTTATACCGCAGGTCATAGCGTACAGTCACCGAGCCGAAGTTGGGGTGTGGGTCGAGCAGGTACTTCTCGTACTCCCGTAGCGTGTTACCTGCAGATGCCTTATTAGGGTGGAAGTCCCACCCTGCAATCTCCAAGGTACCTGCACCCTTCACACCGCCACCGATAGTGGTCTTGCGCTTTTGTCGGCGGAGGATACCGCGCGCCCGTATAACAGGAAGCTCAATATCGGGTGGTGGGAAGCCGTGAGCCGCAGGGTTGTTCACGCCGGAGGCAGTCGGCCCGCCGCGATAATCATGTGTCGCGGTACGCAGAGAGATGTCCTTGTCTGCAACGGTGCGCACGTACTGACCCTCACTGCCGACAGCACCGACCTCAACAGCCTTTTGAGAGAGCTTGATAGTCCACGGAGAGAGCACATCGGTACGGCACGTGACGTAGGCGGCCATGCGCTGCTCCCACTGAGCTGGGCCTGCCACTTTCGACACGTCTTTAATCTCGTGTTTGAGGACAGTGCACCCGCCGTAGAACGAACCGTTGTTATCCCACAACCACTCGAAACCGTTCACACCTTGATCCTCCAAGGAGAAGTCAGGGTCTAGCCAGTCTTCCTCCTCCGGTGGTGATACAAAGTCTTCCTTCGTATCGCCCTTTGCGAGAGTGCCCCCACCCTTCCACACATTGAGGGTGGTCTTCCACGACTGGGATATGGCGAAAGCGGCGTACTCCATCGAGATGGTAGACCTTGCGTTAGTGAGGTTCTGCGAGATGCTATAGCTACCAATATCGTTAGCGGGGTCGATGACTATCTTCCGGCGTGTCGGGTAGTCCGGGTTTACCGTGTTCTCCAGCGGCATGAACCGCAAGACGTTATCATCTCCAATGAACCATGAATAGGCCAGAGCCTCCGCCGCATCCTCTAGCACCCGCCCCGCCGCGCGGTCGCGGAAGGACGGCAAAACGTCCCCCACCCAGGAGCGGGAGGAGAAGTAGATACGTGCCGTCGGCTTGAACAGGTGATAGTCCTTTACGTACTCCAGGAACATATCACGGTATGGTTGCTGATCCGGTATGACCGATACCTGAGCACCAGTGAGGCCGATAGAGTATGTAGAGGTTGGGTTGTGGCACCAGAACTCACACCACGCTGGGCCGTTCTTGCCGGGTAAGTTCAGGTTCCACGGCATAGCGATGCCGCCAGAGTCGTACACTTCCCCAATCTTCACGAAAATGTCGCTGCCGTTCTGCCGTAGCGTAACCGTGACCTCCTCCAGGTCAGCATCAGCCGGCAGGGTGAACTTCTTTAGTTCCACATAGCGTGTGGATTTAGCGTCCGGGGAAGCGCTATCGTACTCCTCCGCGAACAGGATAAACTCACGGTTCTTATTCCACCGCAGTGCGATGGAACGCTGAGCCAGAGTTGCCACCTTGAACTGGTACAGGTTATCCGCCGGGACATCCTGCCACCCGGTGCTGAACTTCATCATGAAGGATGCGAAAATATCCGAGAACTTCACGGGGTTATCCGCATGGTTGTAAGGGTCAGTCATGGCGACTGTGACGTTCCCGCCACACACCCATGTCAAGCCACCACCGTGGAACATAGCGGGAGAATATATCGAGATGTTCCCAGGCTTCCGAACCTCGTGGCTCGAACGTACTGTAGCCCCGGAGAAACCGATACCGTTCACGCCGGGGGTGGGTGATGCTGCACCAATATCGGAGGCGACCTCCATCAGGTCGGTGCGGCCCTGAGTGAGCATACGGCCCAGGAGGATGGGGTCGTTCACGTAGTGAGGATTATCCCATTGATTCGTCCACGTAGACCACTGGCACGGCATGTCGAGCCGGATCGTGGGTGGAGCAGGCGGCACGGCGTGGTACCCCGCCGCCCGGCACGCATAGAAGACAACCCACAGCGGGGAGGGAGAAATCTTACGCTTCTCGTCGTCCTTGCCGAAGAACTTATACTTCTCGCCGAGGAAGTTGCCATAGTACTGGTTCCTCCAGTGATACAGCGGGTCGGTGTTGATATGGTTAGAGAACGCGTCCGCCGCCTGAATCAGCTTCAGGGACATTTCAGAGTCCGAGAACTCTACCGTATCCACCATCAGTTTCACTTCGATGCGCTGATTACCCCCGTGCTCGATGGGGCGTTTCTGCCACATGCGCAGAATAGCGGGGTCACCACGGTGCGGGAACACGCCAATGAACGGCGAGGGGAAGGTGCCGCCCACCTCAGGGTCATACCGCACCTTAGCGTCTACTGAGTAGAACGTCTGTGAGCCGGGGGACACTGCCTTGGGTACAGGGTTGTACCCGTGGGAGACCGAGAGGCTGGAGACCTCTAGGGTCTTGCCCTGCCAGATAATCTCCTCGCCGGAGGAAAAAACATCAATAGCCACTAGAGAACTTCCTTTAGAGTGAACGAGCACGCGTGGAGCTGAGACACTGCGAAGGGCTGCTCGTTGTATGTCACATCATCCATCAGCACCCAGCCACCCATGCGGGCGCACTGGTTCGGCTTATGGGTACCGATCCACGCCTGCATCGGCGAGAACCGAACCACGGTGGGGCCATAGTGCTCACGCAGAGCCACGATGTTCTTATCGTCAGGTATCGTGAACGGCTCGGAGGTACGCATGGAGAAGTTAGACTCTGCGTTCTCCACCGCAGGGGATGTCCACACGATATTCTCCGCGATGTCCAATCCGACTAGCCGGGCACTAGCCGGTGCTGCCCCGAAGGTGCCCGTGCCCTGTAGCCCCGCAGTGATACGCACCGTCGTGCCGGGGATTACTCCACTCTTCGGCCCGTACAAGTCAGTCGTCAGTCCGTCCTTCGCATGGAACACCCGCAGCATGGAGGTGCCGAACTTCCACGCCTCCTCTGTGACGGGGGCATCTGACTCGTTCACGCGAACAGCGTTCGAGCCTTTCGGCACGCCGTAGTAGACATCAGACCAGGAGTTCCACGGCGGCAAGAAGTTGTTGCGCCGGGCCTTGGGGGTAATGAGGTAGTATGGGGCGGCCTGCGTTTCGTCCAGGTTACGGACAAGAACCGTGTACTCCCAGGGCATTTCCATAGAGACAGACCAGTTACGTGGGGCGCGCCCACGGTTCACCGCAGAACGCACCCCACGGCTCGATGTGAAAAAGGCCCACTTCGAGCCTTCGGAGGACTCGGTAATCTTCTCGCCGAAGGCAATAGGCAAAGCAGTGGAGTTATTGCAAAGGTAGGTAGCATCGTACAGCAAGCCGTCCTCGTCGAACTTGACGGGTTGCTCCACCCTGATGTTTGCCATCCTAAACCTTCCTTAGACCCAATGCCTGCGCAACGACTGTGACCCTCCCTCGCTCAGCTGCAAGACCGCGCGTGAGGTGTTGGGGGACATCTCCAATTCTACCCCGGACTGGAACGCCGCAGCCACGCCGCGTGCTACCTGGTCGCCCAGTGAGCCGGTAGCGGAATATGAGAGGTCTGCCTCCAGTGAAGCACCTGCGGTGCTTCGAGCCAGGGGAGAGATGGTCGGGGTCAAATCCACGTCCATCTCGTTCTTCACCAGACCTGCTGCCACCGAAGCAGCAGACACGGCCAGGTGAGCGCCCTGAGCGATACCCTTACCCCAGTCCCGCATCATGGCCTTGCCGGAGTCATCCAGGTAGCCTGCGGCCCGGGAGAACGGGCCGGTCTTAGCCGGTGAGTGCGGGAACAGGTTACGCACCTGCTGCACCTTATTCCGAATCTTGTTGATAACGTCATTGAACGCCCCAACCATACCGTTCCACCAGTCCACAACCATGTTGTTACCCGACACGCCGAGGTTGATATGGAAGGTGTTCTGGATAATGCCTGGGACAGACGCGAGCAGATTACGGATAGCGCCAGGTATCCCGCCAATGAAGTCTCGCACCATGCCGGGGAACCTGCTCAGGGTGTTGTTCGCATCATCGAAGCACTTACGGAAGTAGTCACCGATGTTCTTACTAATCAGGCTGACAAAGTTGATAACCGCCTCAAAGATACCGCGAATCAAACTGCCAATAATCTGGAGCGCGCCCTGGAGGAGTGAGGCCACACCATTAGCGAAACTCTGTGCAGCCTTGAACGCGAACTCTGCAGCCGAGGAGAAGTCCCCCCTGAGCACTGCAGCGATGGAGCGCAGGATGTTCCCGAAACCACCGAGAAGCCCGCCGATGAAACCGAACACTCCCTTGAACAGCCCGCCGAGCGCGCCGATAACACCGCTGATGACCGGCCCGAAGATGGCAGAAATCCACTCCACTAGGGGCTTCATGGCCTGGAAAACGACGGTGAGTATCTCGACCACGCCGGTCATGAATGGGTTCAGCGCTTCCAACACCTGATTGAAACCCTCAGTGAAGGCCTTCACGAAATCGTCGATCGCAGGCTTAATGTCCCGGTTGAACATATCGACGATAGGCTGGACGGCCTCGCCGACCTTACCCATCAGCTCCGAAATCTTATTGCGGAACTCCTCCGAAGTGTTGTACACATAGATGATCGCCCCAGCAATAGCGAGGATAGCTGCCACTACCAGAGCCACGGGGCCTGCCGCAGATGCGATCGCACCGCCGACAGCCTCCAGGCTGCCTCCGGCACCGAACGCTGCAGCAACCTCACCTACGCCGCCAACCAGCCCGGCAAGCGCTGACCCGAAGTTAACCAGTGCGGATACTGCGGGTGCTAGTGCCGTGATGATAGCACCGATAGCACCGACAACGAGGAGGATGCCAGAGGCCCACTCTGGGTTCTGCTGAATCCACTCGCGTACCTTGTCGATGACCGGGCCGAGGTTGTCGCCAAGCCACTGTATAGCATCCTTGAGCCAGTTCGCAAGGATGGGGATAACCGCCTCAGCAGCCCTAGCCAGGTCATCGAACATCGGTGCGAGAGCATCCAACGCCGTGCCGAACACCGGCAGGAAGTTCTCACCCATGATGCCGATAATCTTGCCGAGGGCACCGAGGATGGTACCGAGCGAATCCGAGTGGGTGCTCAGGGACTCCATGCCCTTGGTGATGCCGTCGATAGCGGAACGAATACCATCCTGGAACATCGGCGATGCGAGAGCGTCACCCACCAGCTTCACCCAGGCATTGATAACGTTCGTGATGCCCACCATCACGTAGCTGATGGTGGAGGCGGTCTTGTTCAGGGTGTTACCCAGTGTCTCGAACGACGGTGCAAGGTTCTTGATCGCCTCGTTCGCGCCGCTGAACAAGGTAATCATGGTGGTTTGGGCCTCGAAGGTGTTCAGCCCATTCCGTACCCGCTCCAGAGCGTCTGCGAACTGGGTAAGCCCTGCACCCCCGGCCTGCTCTGCGGCCTTAGCAATAGCATCGAGAATACCAACGAAGGCTACACCGGCACGCCAGAAGTCCTTGAGTGCCTGGATGCCCCGGTCAATAGCACCTGTAATGTCGGCGGTCTTCGTCCACTCGTTGAAGCGGTTCGCCATGTCCGTGAACCACTGGCCGAAGCGGGGGAAGAACTGCGCGCCAATGTCGATGAACCGCAGGAAACCTTCCATCAGCGGGCCAATGCCGTTCGACATTTCCTTCATGCCCTGCGTTAGGGCATCGAAGATGCTCTTGAAACCGTCAGCACCATACGCCTCAGCAGCCTTAGCCGCGTTGGCGAAGAACTCACCCGTGGCCTGAGAAATCTCCAGCAGGCCCTTCTCCCACGCCGGGAACAGAGTATCAATCGCCTTACGCACCGGGGCCTCGAACTTAGCCCAGAACTCGTCAGCGGCCTTGGAGTTCAGCGCCTTGAGCCGGTCGTTCACATCCTTCATGCGGTCGTTCCACTGCTTCAATGCGTTCACCGAAGCGAAGACTGCAACCACAATGCCAGTAAAGATACCCGGCAAGGCGAAGGCTGCCGGGGCAATGGACAGTAGCGACTTGCCGAGGGCGAAGACGTGGGAGGTCAGCGACAGTACAGCAGCAGAGACGGTGCCGATGATAGCGCCTAGGCGGATCAGACCGACCAGGTTCTTGTCCAGGTCTTTCAGGAAGTCCGTAAACTTCTTAGTGAAGTCCCAGGTTGCGCGGGCACCGGAGATAGCGGCTAGGGCGGTAGCCACCTTAGCCGCTGCTGCCTTATCCAGCTTCGGAATAATCAGGGCGAACCTGGGCCGTGCTAGACGGGCCAGTTTGAACCGGGCGCGCTTCGTATCAGCATCGGCCTGGAAGGTGACCTCTCGGTCTTCGGCCAAGTCCTTGAGCCGCCGCTCCGCCACCTCAGAGTCCAGGTCTACGTTCACGACGATAGAACGCTTGTCCCGGAAGAACGTGTCGTTAGCCAGCTTCGAGGTATCGAACGCATCGCGGAACTTCTTCATGGCGGCATCGTTCGTGAACAGGTCGCGGTTCTTACGAATCTGCTCCATCTCGCCGCGCATCTCCCGTAGACGTGCCGAGGTCTGCCTCAGCGTCTCTGAGGTACGACGAAGAGACTCTGCGTCGCCGGAAGCAAGGCCCTCACGGTACGCACGCCGTAGCTCCTCGCGCTGCTGCTTGAGGCGCTTCATACTGTCCTCCAGCTCCTTTAGGCCGTCTTGGCCCTTCTGGGAGAACTCGGAGAACGGGTTGCCGTTGCGCTTGCGGGTGAAGACATCCGACATGGAGCGATCGAACAGTTTCAGGCGCTTGTTGTTTTCCTCAATCTCGCGCCCTAGCCGCTTCTGTTCCATCTGCGCCCTCAGCACGCCGCGATTATCCCCCAGCTCTCGGGAGGTGTTCGCCATCTGCTTCATGCGCTCGATGCTGCGCTCAAGGTTCTTGTTCAGTTGCGCAACTGTAGGGGCTGAGGACTTGAAGCCAGAGAACGGGCGTGAGAAGTCCACGTTCATCATTTCCTTGGCACGCCTCTGGAAGACGCGCTGCACGTCCTCCAGCTGCTTCAACTCACGCCGGGTGCGCTCAAGCTCATTACGGCCCCGAGCGAAGGAGCGCGCCATGTCATCGAAGGACAGGTGCTCGCCCGCCTCCCGGGCTTCTTTGAAGCTCTTGATCATGTTCTTGTTGGCGCGTTCCTGCTCGTCGGCTAGGCGGCGCAGGCGCTCTCGTGCTTCGTCTGCGCTCTCGCCCATCTCCTCGAAAATCTCGGAGATGTCGTCCGAGTCGCCACGGATAATAAGATCGCTGAGCCGCAGGGGTTTGCCCTTCAGCTCGTCTCGGCGCTGCTCGATGCGGTCGAAGAACTCGTCCGTTGCATCGTCGCCGTCCAAGTGGCTGTAATCCACGTCAGCAACTTTATGGAAGGCGGCGGAAATCTTATCCATTGCGGCCTGTATGCGGTCTGCGAGACGGCTTAGCCGTGAGCCGGAACGCTCCGAGTCTTCCTCTATGCCGTTCGCAAAATCACGGAAAGCGTGCCCTGCTTCACGGAACCGCTCAGAACTAGTGAGACCCCCCAGCTCGATAGCTGGAACGTGTGGGGTCTTACGTAAGGACTCGATAAGCTCTTTGTGTTGGCGCTCGAACAGGGACTTGTCGAGCTTCGGCTCAATGACCGGATCAGCACTCTTGAAGATGTCCCTAGCCTCGCGCTTGATACCATCCCACTCAGCAACCGGCTTGACGTGGATATACTGCTGCTGGGACATTTCCCTGGACATCCGCTGCGATGTCTCTTGCAGCGACTTCGAGAAACCCTGCTGATCCACCCCGACCTTGACCCGCACGCCGCGTCCGAGCGCTTGCAGCTGCGCACGCATACGAGCGACCCCAGACTTATCTAAGACTGGGGTCACCTCAATATGCATCAGCCTCTCGGCTTCTTCCCGAGAGCGCCGAAGCTGCGGCATCAGCTTCCGGTTGAACTCAGACGCATCCGGCAGGACGCGGATGTGAACCTTTCCCGCCTCGAAGCTGCCTACGGCCATGAAAATTCCTAACTCTGGTGGTTACTAATCGCGGAGTCGAACTCGTCGCGTGTCATGCCGGAGGCTGAGAACCAAGCATCTAGGAACGAGTTCCCGAAGCTCTGATTCATTGCTGCCTCCTTCTTAGCCTGTGCCTCGGATGCTGGGGTTGGGTACGGCTTGAACTCAGGAACCTTGCCAGAGTCCTCAGTATGTGCGGAGACGTACAGGAGCCGTAAAGCCTGTATGCCGTCTGAAATATTTGCAAGCGCAGCTTCTAGCCGGGAGAATCCGAACCACTTATCCTTGCTGACCTCCTCCGAAGCTTCCCGCTCAGCCCTCGCTATCTCCTCCTCAGTAGGCTCTGGCAGGTGATGGCGGTACATACTTCGCTCCTCAAAGACGAGCCGCGAGAGGAGGCTCTGCACAAGCCGGGAATCCAGTTTCGCCCAGTCAGCGAAAACGTTCAGACCGAAGAGAACCTGGAAGTCCCCGGCTGCGTCAAGGTTATTGTGGAAAAAGCTTAGAGCTGCGCGTCGCTTAAAAGCTCTTCGATGTAGGCACTCCCAAGCTCCTGGACGGCCTGGAAATTACTTGCTCGAGAGAACGCTTTCCATTCGGTACGCTTCTCAGGAAGCACAGCGACATCGAACAGGGCGCGCATACTGCCGGTACCATATGCCATATTACGAGTGCCCTCGGAGGCAGAGGAGGGTACCTTAGCCGCCGCGATCTCACCGGCTGTAAAAATCTCCGCTACGTCCAGTGCGTCAATTTCGCTCAGGGGCTTGAGCAAGTTGAAACCCGGCTTGAGTTCTAGGGGCACCTCCGCTTCGGTGGTGGGCTGTGCCGCAGGTGCCGCAGCGGTTGGCGGAACGGTAACAGGGGGAACGGAAGGTGCGGCCTGTGCAGCGGGCGCGCTTGCCAGTACATCTGGGTTACCCTGCGGGGGAATGACCTCAGCGAAGGGAGAGGGCGCGGCCTCGGTCTGCCCGAACTGGTCGCCGCTTACGAACTGGTTATTAGACATGGGTATGTTTCCTTCTTTGACGAACAAAAATGGAGTGGCCGAGATGTACTCGACCACTCCATTATACCGATAACCGCAGCTGCTTACGGAAGGATAACCAAGCCGGATGCGGAGGTCTTCAACTGCTTCGCCTGCTCAGCAGTAGGCGCGAGAGCCGTACCGGCGAACGGAATAGCGAAGAGCCCTTGGAGGGAAATCTCGCTGAATGTCTTGGAGCTGACGCTGATACGCGGGAAGTACAGGCTGAGAGTCTTGCCGCCGCCCGAGTAAATCATCCACGCAGAAGTTTCCATGTCAGCTGCGTTGAAGTTTAGCTCTTGGGCCTTAGCCTTCAAAGCGTCAGTACCAATCTCAATCAGCGAGGTAGCCTTGCCGCCGCCCCACGCCATCTGCAGGGTCTTCTCGTTCAGCGAGTGAACGGTGAACTCAAGCTTGGTGGTGGTGACACCCTTAATGCTGATAACGGAGGGAAGCTCTGCGGTGTTGAGCACCTGAGCGTCGCCGCCGTCAGTGGTAGGCTTCGGCAGGGACTCTGCCGAGGTCAGGCCGATGGGTGCCCAGGCTGCGGGGTACGTCTCGGGCTTCTGCGGGTCAAAGTTGGCAAGGGACTGGGGGAGGGCGAAGTTACCAGTCTTCGGGAACCAGATCGTCGCCCACTGAACGCCGATGACCTCTGCGGCGTTATAGCCTTCGTGGAGAGCCATAAATCATCCTATCTATCAATTACACGCCGGTGGGCGTGGCTTCATTCTACCATTTCACGGTATCCCCGAACGTCTGTTGGGGAGTCAAAAGGAACTGCACTGCGAACGTGCAATCGAACTGCGCTCCGTGAACCGTCTTAACGGCGGTCACCTTGAAGTTCTCGATGGGAACCTGCCCAACGTCAAAGGCGATAGCCCGCGCGCCGTCCACTTCGCGCTGCTCATGTACCGCCTGCTCCAGGTACCCGAGGGCCTTCATAGACATCTCGTAGGCCGTTGCTGAGTTCTCAGCGTACACGCGCAGTCGAATGTTGTACTTGATTTGCCTCAGGCCACGCTCAGCAGCGGCTAGGTCGTCAGAGCCGTACATCACGTGGTGCTGAATGAATCTTTCCGGCATCCTCAGAGACGTTACGTCCTTGAGCACCTGGCCGGGGAAATGTGGCTCAAGCATTTGCTGAGTCCACGTGTATGGGTTGAATAGCGTCATGAAAGCCCATTACCTCCTAAGGGGTGCCTGAATCCTGTGGCCTCGCCGACCCCGGCCTCCGCAACTAGCTTGTTCCAGTTTGCTTTACGTACTGCTGGAGGCGGCCTAAATGCTGCACGGAGAGACACGGCCTGTGCCGCCGCGCCGACCAGGAAGAAGTGCCCGCGTTGGAACTCCGTCACCCTCTGGCTGCGACCGTTGCTGAACGTGATAACGTCCTTGCCGATACCCAACTCGACGATGTGCGCCGCGTAGTGGTCGTTGTACACGATGCGATCCATCACCGGCCACTTACGGTGACGTTGACGGCCTGTGTAGAGGGCGCGGCCCACACCAAAGTGGTCTACGTAAGAATCCCCCAGTGACTTCCGGTATGGCTCAGCAGCGGCCTTTGCGGCCACCTCGATGCTGTGCGCCAGGGAATCCAACACCATAGTACGCAAGGAAATGTACGAGGCGACGTGCTGGGCGTTGTCGTCATACAGCTCGATACCGCCCTGCCGCATTATATTTTCCCCTCCAGGAATGAACGGTGAATATCGTTACCCCGAGAGAGAATCATACGGTCGTGCTGCGTCCTATACCCCATACGGAATATAACCTCTCGGGAAGTGGACACGTACACGAAAGGCCGGATATTAGCCGGTGCTTTCATGCCGTAAGGGCGGCGCAGAAAACGCCCTGGATAGAACACCACCAGGGAATCCAGGGGGAAGCTCTGCTGCTCGTCGGCCGGGAGGGTCGCCGCTACCTTATCTAGTGTGCCGGGGGGCATGGTGAAGATAGCCGTCGTACTGACCGTCTCGCCGTAATATTCATCGCGCACCGAAGAGGTGCGGTTCAGGTTGTCACTGGCGACTGGCTGGAGGTTGCCCTTCACCGTCACCGGCTCACCCCACGTCAGCTCTGTGCCGCCGTCACGGCCCATTACTTTCTTCGCAGGGAATAGAAGTACTTCATGCCGGGAGTTTGTTATCAGGGTCATTCGTAGCACACCCCATAGTTCGGTGCTCCGTAGGGGGAGCTGATGCGTGGGCCTATCGTTCCGATAACCCCCGCCCGCTTGTTACACCCGATAGCAGCCAGTTCCTTGTCGGTAAACCAGATGTTAGGGGATGTAGACAACGGATCACGGGTGTACTCGTATGCACTCTCTCGCTCAGACTTGAAGCCTGAGCCGTCATCACGTGCTACTCGAACCACCGCGTTAATAATGGCAGAACGAATATTCCGCTGGTTCATGAAGCTCAACGGCTCCGGGGACTCCAGCAGTACACGAGCGACAGGGCAAACCCCCATGAGTGCTGCAATAGCATCGAGAATCTTCTCCTTCAAGAAGGTATCCGAACGGTCTGTATGCATCCCGTCCAGGGCGGAGTGAATCTCCGACACCTCAATCTCAATCATGCTCATGGGGGTTCCTTTGACTACTTCTTAGCCCGGCTTGCCGGGCGTTTGCGGGTGGTCTTCTTGCCGGTAGGCAGCAGACCGTCGTCTTCCGACTCCTCGCCCTGGGGTTCTTCCTCAGGCTCCTCGTCCACAACAGGTTCTTCAACCTGCTCTTCGGGGGAGGGTTCCTCTGCGGGCGACTGCTCCTTAGCGGCGGCCTGAGCTTCGTATTCCTCCTTGGGAATAAAAGCCTCAGGGTTCGTCACGTGGTGGCGCAACTCCTCGGGAATTTCCTCACCCTCATGGATCAGGCAATACGGTTTCGAGGGGGACTTGCCGGGTAAAACCAATGTATCGCGTGCAATCACGGTTCCTCCTAGTTCAGAACCTTAGCGGTAAACGCCATGTTCGGGTTTGCCAGAGCCGGGGCGGCCAGAGCATCTGCGGTGACCGATGCGATGACCGGAACCTCAGAGTTCTTGTACGCACCCACGTAGATACCTGCTGCGTCCGACAGAGGCCAGCCGAGGTCTAGTGCGGCTTCGGTCGGGGCCATGAAGGTTGCGCCCAGGTCGTAGGTGTTTTCGCTCGGCAGCAGGTAGATGTTCTTCGGGTCGAGAACCGGAACATCCTGACCTGTGGTGTTACGAATCTTACGGTTGTACACACGCATGGTCGGCAGGCCGTAAGCGCCCAGGTGAGCGTTCACCTGGTCCAGGGTAGCTGCGGAGTACAGGCCGTTGAGTCCCTGCAGAGCCAGGCGCTTGTTGTTAGCAACAGCGGTGGCGATCTGGCGGGAGACCAGAAGAACCTGCGGGGTCAGGCTGTTCTTGTCCTCGTACAGCTCAACGTACTTACGCAGCTCTTCGACAATGTTCAGGTCAGGGTCGCTCCACTGAGTAGCAGCGGTAACGCTCATGGACGCATCGCGGCCCCAGTCGTTCTCGATGGTGTGCCCGCCGGGGAAAGACAGGACGGTCTTGCCGGTGGTGAGCACCTGACCGCGCTGGTACTCCAGCGCGTCATCGACCGCGCGCACGGCGCGGAAAGCGACCTCAAGAACCTTGCGCTGCACAGCCTCGGTACCCGGCTTGCCGGTGCGGGCCACATATTTCTGGAACTCCGACAGGGCGATTTTCTTCGTCAGCGGGGGCAGCTTGAAGGTCAAGTGCCCGGCCTGCAGAGTCTCACCCTGAGCAGGCTCGGCATCCCACGCACGGTTCAGTGCGATGGTGGGTCGCTCGGTGTTCAGGACATCCAGAGACACCTTAGCGTCGTCTGCGTTGAAGTTCGGCAGGTACGAGGACAGGTGCGAATCCTGGCGCTGCTTCTCCTGGTACTCACGTGCGTAGTCACGGGAGGCGTAGGTAAGGGTCAGCGGGTCGATCGCGTCATACCAAATCTCAGCCATTTACGGTTCTCCTTAGAGGTAACGGAACAGGCCGGGGGTGGCCGGTTTGGTGAAGTCGCTCTGCGTAGCGCCATTGACAAGCTTAGGCAGGGCGTTGGATTGGATAATACCGTGCACCAGGATAGCTACGGCGGTCAGGCCGCCCTTGCCGGACTGGTCCCACAGCACGAAGCCCTCAGGGGCAGTGGTATCAGAGATAGGCTTAGCCTTGCCGTCCTCGATCTTGACCGGGTAACCGCTGGGGATGCCGCCATAAATCTTGACAATATCCGCATAGTCAGCAGGGTCAAACAGGAAGGTCTGGGCGTTCTCCACGCCGTGCGAAGATGCAAGCCACGCCGGGGAGTTCAGCGCGACTTTCTTCTGAGTGATGTCAAGCATCAAAACTCCTAGAAATTGACTGGGTTAGTTTTCTTGTAGTTAGCGTAGAGCTCATGCCCTGCCGCTGCGCTTCCCTTTTCGGGGGCTGCTTTCTGCGAGAAACCCACCGGCAAGCCGGGTGCAGCCGCAGGCTGCTGGGGTACTGCATTGGTAGGAGCCAGAGAGCTGACGTAATCAGCAACCTTAGCCGTATCAATCCGCCCTTCGTCATCCCGGAACATGTCGCGGTTCAGGGTAGACTTCAGGGTCTCCAGGTGCGGCGCGTTCACCTGCTTCACAGCTGCCGAGAACGCCATGCTGAAGCGTTCATCGTCCTGCTGTGCACGCAGGGACTCGATCTGCTGCCGCAGAGAGTTCACCTCGTCTGAGCGGTCATTCACCGGCGCGTTCGCCTGCTCTTGCCGCAGGCGCTCAGCGGTGTTCCGGTTCTCTTTTGCGCGGGATTCCCACAAGCGAGAATGGTGCTTGTAGTACGCGGCCTGGTGCTCTGCGGACATCTCAGCCACAGGGGTGTTAGCCGGGTACCCGTGCTCATTGAGAGTGACCTCTGGTGTGGTGTTGGATTCTACAGCCTCCGTTGCGGACGCTTCTACGGGAGCGTTCAGCTGCCCATCGCTCATTAGCTTCTACCTTTCTTCCTTACCACCCTACCCCGTGCCGGGGTTGAGCTGAAGCCATTTATCAATCGCGGAATACACATCCGGGGGGCTGTTCCTCAGACGCGCCCTTTCAACCAAAGTTTCACGCGACGCGCGCACTTCGATCACCTCAGCCACTTTATGACGGCGAACGAAAAGCTCACGGTCGCGGGGGTCTATGAGAGTGCGCACCACCCAAACATCGCGGGCGGTCTTCCCCATCTGCTTTTCCACTGCTGCGCGAATCCTAGCGGCCAACGTTGCGTCACCACCCGCGAAATCGCGCAGTAAATCTAAGTCAATGATAGCATCAGCGGGTTTAGCGTGAGATTCAACATATGTGGTCTTGCCCGCACCTGGTGGGCCGGTCACTAGCCGTATCAAGCTGCACGCTCCTCACTGCTGGTAGCCTGCTGCTCCCAGTACTTGATAACACTCTCCAGCACTGACTCTCGCTTACGCGACTGCTTAGTTCCACGCCGCCTCAAATCCGACTGAGACCTGCGGGCGCGCCGCACCATACGCTCCGCGTCCGAAACCTCCGAATACCTCTGTGCATCCTCCGGTGCCGCCCGATACTGCCTATCCCTCTGGGCTATACCGTCCGAGAACTCGTCAGACCAGTGCGCGATGCGTGGCCCCTTCTCCTTTGACACGAAGTCGGCTAGACGGGTGTTCGATAGCTTCGAGGCAGAGGTACCACCGGCGATGCGGTATATCTCGTCCAGGTCTTGCCGGTTCAGGTGTAAGCCGGGGTCATGCTCTGAGGTGATAGGCAGTACCTCGCACTTGCAGTTATCATGCAGCGGGTACAGCTCTTTCACGTTGTATATTCGGTCTGCGGCCACAATGCACAACCCGCAGGTGCCGGTACGCGAGAGCTCCGGGTGGATGATGCGCCGGTACCCCAGAACCCCCTGCGGCTCAGCCCCACCGAGAATGCGTGAAGCCCGCTCACGCTGGGCCAGCTTAATATCATCCTCGGCGAGACGGCTCACCCGCTTGAGTGCCTGAAGCTTCGCCTCAGCAGGGGACTTACCATCCCGCCTGGCGCGCTGGTACACCCGCGCCGGACGAGACCACACATCCTCCGGTATCTTGTCCTGCCGAGGGTACAGCTCCATATTGGCCGGGGGTAGGTCTGATGGGAGGTCTTTCCCTAGTGCGCGAAGCACTACCTGCTGGTATGCATCCTCCTCTTGCCTGGCACGGGTCAGGGCCGCCTCTACGGCGGAGACGGTCTCGTCCACCACAGCCGCAACGCCTGCGTCGGAAAAGTCGCTCTGCGACTCCCAGATATTGAACAACCACGTAATCAGGGCATCCACCAGGGAGCGGGTACGCTCCGACTTAGCGTTAGCGACATCGCCCATTGTAGGCATGGTTACTCCTTGCCGACTCGCTTAGCGTTAGCGGTCTGTTGCTGCTGCCTGTTCCCTTCGGGGGTCAAGTTCACCGTAGTGTCGATTAGCTTCTGATCCGGCTGGGCGGGAGTCTCTTCCTGGCCGGGGGTTATCGCGCCGTAGGGGTTGGCGATAGACTCTGCGGCGGAGGCTTGAGAGGTGAGCGTGTCCACCAGCTTGTTCAAGCCACTCTCGCGGGTCGCCTCTTCCACTTCCTCCGGCGTGAACCCGCCGAACTTCTTCAGCGCGAACGCCAGTGGAACCCCCGCACCAGTAGCCGTCGCCACTGAGGCAGCACGCTCGGTAGCGGAGGCACGCCGGGGGTCTACCCAATCAATCATCATCTTCGCCGGGTCGGCGCGGTCTTCGCCCTCGCCCGCTGCGTGCAACGCATCAGAGAACATGCGCTTGAGAGTTGCTGTGAAGGAGTCCTCCAAAGACTCGATGTCGAACAGCAGCGGCTCACGCTGCGTCAAGGCGCTCTCAGCAGAGTTACCCCCATCGCTAGGGCTCACCATGAACAGTGGAGTACGAGACTCTGCCGCAAGCTCTCGAATTTCACTATTGATCGCGTTCTGCAGCGGCCCGACATCCACCGCCGAGGACTCCCAGAACTTGGCCCCCATCGGTAGTGTCCATAGCGCGCCGGGCTCTAGACGGAATGCGTCAGCCGAGTACTCAATCTTGTTGTTATTCTCGTCATACATTGGCGCGTTCTCGATACCCTGCTGCTTGAATGCCTGGGTAGCGAACATCACGCCGCGCTGCAACGTCATGTGGTTAATGCGAAGCAAAGTGTTCTCATGCTTGGAGATAATCCCCTTATCGAGGGAGAACTCATACACGGGTACCGAGTCCATGCCGGTGCTCTGCGGCTCCGACAAATCCCAGCTTCCGGGGATAAGGTTCCAGGTGTTCGGTACCTTATCGCCAGGGGCGGCCCACACGTTGCGCTGTACGTTCGGCAGGGATGCGTTCAAATCCTTCGCCCTCGCTTCACGCACATACCCTGGCCGGGCCAGCAGCATAACGCTTTCCTGCGTCATCTCGTCCACGTAGACAGTCAGAGCTGCTGCGACATTCCCGTGAGCATCAGTAACGCAGGCGGTGTTGCGCACTGAGGAGTGCAGCAGGCCGTCTGTCGTTCGCACGATGTACCCGCGCCCAGTCACCAGTGCGTCGCGCCAGGCGTAGTTCAGCTTGGTGCGCAGGTTCTCGGCCTGGATGATGCCACGTACAATGTCGTCCCCATCCTCAGAGTTATCGGCCCCAGTGCGCACGCCGTTGATGCGCATACGCGGTAACCGAGCATCCACCAGAAGGGAGGCCAGGTTGAGCCGGGAGATGCGCACCAGGTTCTTGTATGCGGCACGGGTATTCGCGTCCTTCACCGCATCCAAATCCGGTTCTGGTGCCTCCCCGGCGTACCACGCCTGCATTCGCTGGATGTGGTACGTCCGAGAAGCAATAATGCCCGATAGGCGCTTCACCCACCATTCGTCACTGCCGGGGGTGTCCAGCAGGGTTTGGTCTAAAGCCATGAAATCTCCTTACGTCGTTGCATCTATCGTATCCTCTGCGGGCCGCCCGTGCCGGTAGCTGCCCCTCGGGTGTTCCCCTTCGCCAGTACCCGCAGGCGTGACTGGTGCGCCAGCATCAGCGCATAAGCTGCGTCGATCTTACGGTGCGAAGAGGGCGACTCTTTGTACATAATCCGCCCCTGCTTCGTCTCACGGTACTGCGCGTTCAGGAGGTGACGGGTCAGCACCGGCGAGCCGGTGAGCATTACCTCCCCCTCGATAATCGCAGTGCGCAAGGTGCTCGTCGCCTGAGCTACCGCCTTGAGCTGGTTGCCACGCCACGACATCAGGCCGTACCCGCGTACCGAGTCGATGTCACGGTTCCAGGCCCGGCGCTGAGCGCGCTTCTTCTTGATCAGCGCCTCCCACTCAGCAACCATCGTCTCCCAGCCGGAGGGGTCGAACAAACCATCTACGACGTTCAGCTTCTCGATAGCCTCTCTCATCTTCGCATCAATCTCTTGCCGGGGTGGCTCCCAGTCGCGGCCCTCGGCAGTGTCCGGCTGCTCCCAGACCTTAATAGCCCAGGACAGACCGTCGCTAACCCGCATCGCCACAATGGCTGTAGCGTCCGTGATTCCCTTCGAGCGGCCCCATGAGCCGTCGAACCCAATCGTCAGCGCGTCGGTTCGTGACGGGGGGTCGATGCCCTCCTTCTCGAAGTCCGTGCGCGTGGCGGCCTGGACTTGCTCCATCGAGAGGAATGCATCAGCGGCGGCGTGTGGCTTGTTCCCGAAGAACCTAGATGCGTCCGAGAGGGTGGTAGCCGCGTCGAACACGTCATCCAGCACGCCGTTGATCTTCACCCACCCCGGCGGGTAGGGGGAGCCATCGATACCGCAGGGCGGGGTGTGAATCTTGCACCCTGTGGGGGAGAGCAGAGAGTCCCCGTAGGCAATCTCCAATCCGTGAATGATGCTTGCCGGGTCTTTCAAATCCGGGTTACCCCAGTCGCGGGTATCGTACAGGATGTTGTTGCGGAACGTCTCGCCCGCCATGCCCTTCTGCCAGGCGTTCCACGTCTCCTCCGCGAAGGAACCCATGCCGGGTACGAAAGCGTTCGGTGCCTCAAGCAGCGTGCCGTCTGTCTTGGACAGGTTGCGTTTCGCCACAGCGCCGAGGGCGCGCCCACCATTATTCGGGTACCACGTCTCCGTCTGGTCGGCGATAGTGAACAAGTCGGGCTTACCCTCCAGGGAGGACGGCGAGGACGTGCGGGGTCGAATCTTGCCATTGAACGGTAGGAGAATCTGCGTCTCTAGAACCTCAACCTCCGGGTACTCGTAGGCCAGTGCTGCCGAAGACATCATCTCTTTCATAGGCTCGAAAGCGTTCGCCGTCTGCTCCTCCGAGACGGCCAGCAAGGATATGTCCACCTTACGAGTCTCGTTCCATGGCATACCCACTGGCCGCCCGTTCGCGTCCCAACCGGAAAACCGGCAGGGGCCTAGCGCCTCGAAGGCGGCGATTGCTGCGAGGAAGGGGCTATTGTGGGTCACCCAATGGTTCTTCCCGGTGAGGTACTGCCCATCGGGGGCCGCCACTGTTATGCACCGCGTCAGAACTTTCTCCGCTGTTGGGCGTATGTCAGTAATAACCCTCGGTTGAGCTGCCCTAGCCTGGGGCTTTATCCGTGACACCTTGCGAGGCAAACTGACCACAGGTTCGTCTAGCCGGGGGCGGAAACGAATGCGGTACTTTTTGGAGACTGTGCGACCGTGTAGCTTAGCTTCCCCGACATGTACGGTAGGGCGGTACCCCAGGGAAAACAGTAAGTCCCTAACACCCCCGGCCAAGTTCTCCGACGTGGTGCAGTACTCCGCGCGCACGCCGGATGACTCTACATGCCCATCAGAGTCCATGAGACCCTGCATCAGATTCTTGCGGTCTTGCAGGGCTGCCTGTAAGTACTCGACAGGGATGTGTTTGTTGTTCAGCACTCCGAGGCTCCGCAGCTTAGCGACTAGCCGGGGCACTGTGGCGCGCGCTGCTGTGTGATGGTCATTCCATTGCAGGCGTAAATCCTTTACCCCCATGCGCGAGGTCATATGCTCCAGGTCACCAGCATTAAACGTAACCCTGCCGCAGTCGGAATCGCCGTCGCCTAGCCATACCCCGAGAGTGTATGGGTCTAGTGGTAGTGGGGTATCTGACCCTTGCAGAGCTGGAGACTCTTGCAACGCAAACCGTGACACGCCAGGCTTAGTGGCCTTGGTGCGCCCTTTAGTAAGCGCCCGCTGATAAACCAACCCCAGGTCGATCATGCTGCCTACGGACCGCTCTATAGGCTTCCTTTTTGATCCGGTGAACTCTCGCACAACGAATGTGTGGTTCCTGTGGAATATACCCTGCGACCCGTCGGAAGCGGTGATAATGTACCCATAGTCCTCAATAGTGGGGTGTACTTGGATAACCTTTGTGGGCCGCCCGTCTGAGCCGTACACATAATCGCCCACCCGAAGGTCCCCGAATCGCTTATATCCGTTCGGTGTGGGTATTACGTTGTCCAGACTCTCAGCCTTCCCCCACCCCTTGCTGCGCTGTATCACGCCCCGGCGGTAGGTTCGTTCGCCGGTGATGGGGTCGAGCTGGTACCACTTCAGGAGGAACTCAGCCTGCTCACGGGTCGGCTGGAACGGAGCATCATACGTAACCGTGGGCCGGGACAGGTAGGTAGTCATCCAGTCCAGGGCAAGGTACCCCAACGTTGGCATCTCGCCGGGGTACCTTGCCTTGAAGCCTGCGGCCACTGGGGCATCAGCAAACATATCCTGCATGTTTATTCCTCAATGCGCAGCTGATCATAAGCACTGGATCGCTGCACGGCACGGGCCGGGGCTTTTGGTTTATTCGCCTCTAGCCGCTGCTGAATCTCAGCTCCGGTCAGCAGCTCAATCTTCGCTGCGGTCACAGACTTCGGCGAAATGATGAACTCCTTTGAGTTAGCCGTGAGCACCTCGGAAGACCGCAGTGTAGACACGCCGCTCTCGGCCTTCATCATCAGTTCGTTGTATGGCACAGCTAACGTAGCTATGGCGGTGAGCCATTGGGCGCGGGTGAGGTTCTGCATGGTCGGCTGCTCACCGAGCGACTTCCAATATTCTATCGTCAGCGCGTGCCACTCGATGTCGTCCGGCAGCTCCGGCTGCTCAGTGGGGGTGAACTCCATGACCGTAGTCTGAACCACCTCGTACTGGCCGCGTTTGCTGCGCGTGCTCTTGTTATTCCCCTTGCCGGGCATAGAATCCCTCCTTCCTGTTCAGCTCGTCCCACTTCGCCAACTCACGGGTGAACCTGCGGTAGCTAATTCGTTGCTGCGGGGTGAGCTCTTTGAATCCATCAAGCCGCCTGAGCGCGCGCCGCAGGTATTGCTTGTGCCGGACGTAAGCCAGCTGACACTTGCGAGAGCAGTACCGACGGGCGTTTCCCTTGGCGCTATACTCTAGAACAAGCTTTCGACATCGAAGACACCTCCGATAACCCGGGGGTGCTTCTGGAAGTAAGGGCATGGGGTACCTCCTCGTGTGCGAATTTCTTAAGGTCCATATGCGCCTTAAGTCTCTAGGTAAATCCCAGTATACCGGCCTTGCCGGGGGTAGGTGGTACGGCGCAGAGCGGCGGCGTGCACGCAGGTGAGAATAATCACAGTGTGAGAAATATCATACGTAAATCTGTTCGATAGTAGCGCTAGTACATTTGTACGAGCGCTACTTTTTCTAATGGCTCAGACAGCGAGACACAGAACCCGGCGGAGGCCGCGCGCGCGTGCGGGGGCGCGCCCGCCCGCCCCTGCGCGTGTGCGCATGTGTGCGCGTGTGCGCACGTGCACGTATATAGAGCGCTCACGCGCACGCACCTGCTCACGCGCTCGCACAAAAATAAAAATTTTCGCGCACGCTCACCCCTGCACACTGCACACACTGCACACACTGCACACACTGCACACACTGCACACACTGCAC